CAAACGCGGCACGACGTGCGATGCGTGTACAGGGTAGATTGGGATAAATGCGCCTTAATCGAAATGCTTGATTGAAAAATCACCCGCTGCCAGATCAAACTGGCAGCACAACAATAACAACTTTTTGATGAAATAAAATAACCTCGCCCATTATGCCATCACCCCACAGCCCGACGCAAAAACGTCGGGCTTTTTTATTTGTCCGCACTCGCAGACAGACAGACAAAACATTAACAAAAAATAATAGACAAAATATTTTGTAATGTCGTAAGCATTTACGCTATCTTTGTGCGGACAAAAAGACATAGACAAAACAGACAGACAAAGTAAAAAGACAATGACAGGGACAATGCAAATAACAGACAATAACAGCGGTAAAACGTTTGCGGACATTTGCGAACGGTACGGACTAAACATTGCGTCCGTGCAAAAGGCGTTTGTCCGCAAATACGACGGCGGGTTTGATCGTGCAATGGAGGTGGAGAAAAAGCACTGGAGTGATTTGCCCCCACTGCAAAAAATAGCGGGTGTGGCTAAGGCGGCACCGGAAAAGAAAGCGACCATCAAACCAGTAAAGCCGGAGGTAGCAAACGTGGTGGTTAATGAACCGAAAAAAAAGGTGGTCATTGAGCATGTGCAGCCCAAAACAAAGGCATTTAATTTGGCTGATATGCGCGATAGCCTATATATGGCCCTGCTTTTTCTCGCTCCAATTGGTCATGCTATCCTCGTTTGGAATGAGGCATGGGCGCGTTATGGCCAAAAAGGGTTCTTCGCAGGGCTGACAATGATCATTATAACCTTAGCCGCGCTACTTCTTTGCCTTGATGATACTAAGGGCATAACCAACAAAACAGCCCTTTATCTGGTTGGTATATTGGATTTTTGCGCCTTTTTCCTGCATAGGGAGGAATTTGGCACCGATCCTGTAAGCACAGGTTTTGCCGTAATTATCCCGCTTTGTTCATTTGCCGCCCTCTATATGTTGAGGGAGGTTAAAAACCTGTAAAAAATGGCACTACTGACAATCATAAAAAAAGAAGTCCCCACACTGCAAAACGTGGTGGGCAAGGTATCTGACAACACAACGGGAACCGTTGAATGGGTAAAAGAGCAAACACCGGAACTTACAAAAGAAGAAATAGCGCGATTGTTAAAGGTACACACAAAGTCCGCCCCCAACTTTCAACGGGCAAAAGAGGTGAAGGCCGCATACCAAAAGGGGGATAGTGTTATCGACGTAGTGAAGAAACTTGGTAATCGGCACGGTAGCACAATGGTAGCAATAGACTTGAAAGCATTCAGGGATGCAAGGCCCCCTATCAACCTAAAAAATAAATTCGTACGGGGTTTTTCGTCCGATTCGTACGTGCGAAACAAAAAAACACAATAGGGTAGTATGAATAAGGCATTAAACATCAACACATTTTTGCAAGCCGTTCAATCGCATATAGATGCACTTGAGGCACAGCGCAAGGAATACGAAAGCCGGGGGGTATTGTACAACCTTGCAGATGGCTTTTGCATTATCGAAAGTGACGGGCTGCAATGGAAAATGTACAAGTCCGGTAAAACGGAATTTCAGGCAAAGGGCGGGCTTTGGCTCCCTTGCCCTGGCACCCCACATCCTGATATTTTGGAAGACCTGAAATGGCGGGTTTTCTTCTTTGAGAACCGCACCCGCCTTTTTGCGCTGGCATTGGCCGTCGTGGCTTGTTTCGTATGGTATCATGTGCTTTTGCTTTCTGAATACAAAGGCATGGCCATAAAGATGCAAACGATACCCGCCTATCTTATGACCGCCACCTTTTGCATAATCACAGGCGGCACCCTGTTTGCCTTCCTGACCTCGTTTTTCAATGGCGTTAAGTTCACGGTTCACGAAAATGTAGCGGGCTTACTTGGTTCTGGTTCTGTCATCCCGGCGGACATTTTGAGCGGCGACGGTTGGGTTTTGCAAGTGTCTGCAAGTGCGGACGAACAGCCACACCAATTTGTCCGCAGACATACGGCTACCACTTTGGCAGACAATACCCTTATTTTGTCCGTGCAATTTCGTGCGGACAAAATCAGTATTGCATACACGGGAGACAGCGAACATGCCGCCGCGCAGACAGAAGTTTGCAGACACGACAAAGAGTTAGGCATTGATGTCTGTCCGCAGCAATGGGGAAAAGAGGGGTGGGAAAAATATGTGGATTATGTCTTTGCGATTAGTGAGGCAATGCCTTCAATTATTAATAACATCAAATTTCAATAACATGAAAAAATTAATCATACTCATTTCGGTATTGTGCGCCGCCGCCTTTGTATCGGCACAAAGTAAAACAAGCGAGATAAAGGGCTATTTAGGGGAGCGATACAACAGCGTAGCCGCACCAGGAAATTGGGATTTCTATTTCCAGACGGTAACTATCATCCGCAAGTCGGACGGAACAAAAACGTTTCCCCAGTTGCTTGCATCCGCTCCAAATTGGAGTGATGGTAGCGATGGCGCATTGGAGCAAATACGATGGAACGGCAAACTATTGACCGACATGCGCAAGCAGCAAACGCAAGTTGAAAAGCCCATTCAAAAGCCGCGCATGGTATCTAACTATGTCGGGCAAATAGACAGCATGCAGATTGCGGAGCAAATAGACCGCGTCGTAAAAGACGGGCCGGGCTGGATTGCGGGCATTTGGAATTCATGGTGGTTTAACTCCCTTGCTATCTTGTTTATGTTTTGCCTGTCAACGCTTTACTTTTTAAGCAAGGCGTGTTTAAACGAGGTCAAAATCAACAACGCGGGTATTGTGACGTTTGGCCGATGGATGTATATTTTCGGATGTTGGGTAGCGGGTATTCAGTGGTTTGTGGCCCTGTTTGCTTGCACGTTTTTGCTGTTTACCTTCATGGCCCTGTTTATATCTGGCACATGGCAGGCGTTCTTCTTTTCATATTCTGTTTGGTCGCTTGCGCTTACGGGGCTTGTGTTCAAAATCATTGTAGGGTACACGCTCGCATTGTTCGACAAACTCACACCGGAACCGCCAAGCGCGATAGACCAACAGCGTTTTGGTATAACTTTTAACGGCGGCAACGCACTACAACCCGGCAAAAGGAATGAGAAACAAAATTACATCCGCAATCCTTGCCTTAGTGGCGTTCTTTGTTTTTGCACTCGTTTGTCACGAACGGTACTACAAAACAGGGAATTGGGCGTACCAAGTGGCCATCGGCGTTGCCCTTATCGGCGTTATGGTACGCCTCACACATGGCCAAAAAAATCATAGACAATGATGGAAGCAATTAAACAAGCATGGTTCGCCTACCTGAAATTTCAGGGAGTGGAATGGGTGTATATCCTTAGCGACTTGAAGTTCACAAAGCGGTATTTTGCAGGGTTGCCCCTGCCTTGTGCAACATTCAAAATAGGGTTCACGGGCAACAATGGGCAGCGGCAGGAGGATATAAGAAAGTCTATAAGGGGCGCGTATGGTACGCACGTTTACCGCGTAATGGCGTGGCCCGTGATGAGCGCAAAGCATTTGGAAGGGGAAATGCACACGTTTTTTGCTCGTTACGAAACAAGCAAGTACAACAACAGCACGGGCGGCACTGAATGGTTTAGCCGCCCAAATTTCTTTGCGTTTGCTTACCTGCTCGTTATTGGGTTGCTCCATACGCAGGTGCCAGGTTTAACGGTGATTTTTTATGCCTTGCTTATCCTCTTTGTACCTTTGCCCATTGACGCAATAATTTGCACGGTATTAGGGGCAATGCTCACAAGCATACGCCGCTCGCTTTATTACGCGTTTGACCTGTTGACGGCGGCGGCGGGCTTTGTGTTGATTTGGAAACTTTTAACAGCGATAATATAAAATGAATAACGAAGCAACGCCTACGGGCCAAATAACCAAAAGCAACTTTATTCAGTGGAAAGGCACGGATATTTGCATGGACTTTTACTGCAAATGCGGGTATTATAACCACTATGACGGGTACTTTGCGTACCATGTGCAGTGCTTTGGATGCAAGCAAATATACAAAATGGCTGATTCTATTGAGATGGAAGAGGTTTTGGCAAGTGATTCAATCGAACCTATTCAAGATTATAACTGTATAAACAGCCATGAAAATTAAACTACCGCCCTACGCAAGAGTATGGGACGAAAAACAGGAAATGGGGTGTATGTATTTCCTGTTTCCAGACCAAGAAACTCAAAGCAAATTTATTGATGAATTGCCCTCGGATGTTAAAGCAAAAATAAGTACTTCAATGTACGGTTTTTTTGTTGACAGCGCGGATCAGCCGCGTAAATTATTTGAGGTGAAACGCAAGATGACGCTACCCAAAGGGCATGGTTATTTGGATCAAGATGAAATAAAAAAGGAATTGATGAAAAAGGGTTGGAGACAAAGGGGATTTTTGGACTTTGAACTTGAGGTAGACGGCTATAAGCCGTTTTATCTGTACCACGATGATGACAGAATGAAATGGGTGCTTACCAGATTTGGCATGGGGCGAATGTCAATATGCTCTTTTCAGTGGCTTGATGGACTTTCAATTGAAAGTGTTTTTCGGCAATGCAGTAACCACGCGCAAAAAATTTCATAGCGAACGTCATTATGACACCCGCAATTGACGCAATACAAACCCTCTTGAGCCTTAGCGGTGCCGCCCTCTTTGCGGCATGGTTCATCATGCTTGCACTATTGCGGGTGGTGTTCATCATTGCGTCACGGGCGGCATCCATCGGCATAGCGGGCATGGTTCACGTTATCGGATTTGTAAAAAACCTGCTACACTTCAAAATTAACCCGGCATCCGTAATTTTCGCAGCGTTTAAAATTTCGGTCTTTGCTTTTCTCTTTTCCTTTTTTTCGCAGCCTGTAAAAAACGGGCTGCAATATGTTGAACAGGCGTTTATTTCGCCCGTCTATTTCACCCCTGACACAAGCAGCGCAACACAAGCGGCGTATGAGGCCATACTTGCCCGAAACGTAGGCAGGAGCGAGTATAACGCGATTATGTCAGAGGCGCAATACCTTGCACAGAAATACGGCTCAAGTGTGTTGGCTTTCTTGCAGGTGTACCATGCAGAGTGCGGCTTAAACCCCTACGTCGCAAACGTGACAAAGTCCGGCGACACGGTGGCCATTGGGTTAATCCAGTTCACGGCGGCGGGGGTGTCAGGCATAGCGAACTGGCAGGAAACGAAACGCAGGATCAAAAACCGGGACATACAATTTATGCTGCAACTGCAAAGGGTGTATTTTGAACGCGCCGCCCGATGTGCAATGCCCCGCCCTTGTGATGTGTACACGGCGGTATTCATGCCCTCCTTTATTTGCGCCCAATCGGATGAGACGGTATTGGCAAGCGCGGACAGCAACAAGCCGCAATGGTACTACCAAAACCCGTCCTTAGACGGTTACAAAATAGACCAAAAAGGCCGTATTTTTGTGGGCAATCATTACAGGGATGGTAAGATTACTAAACAAGACCTGGCACTCAAGTTGGAATACTTGAGGCAACAGGTTGTAAAGCAATAACACAATGATTTACCTTGAAACACAATGCAGCATAATTATGAGCAGGCGCATAAAACTTGCCTTAATGAAGGCGTATGGATTCGGCCAAAAAAGTAGACCGCTAAAATTTAGGCACATAGCCACAAGGTTGTAAAACAATAAAAAATATGACAGTAAAAGAACTAAAAGATGCCATTTCTGAATTACCTGACGATATGGAAGTCATCTTGCAAAAAGATGGCGAAGGTAACGGGTACAGCCCGCTAAGCGGTGCCGATCATAACGCAGTATATATACCGAACAACGTCTGGCCAATGGTAGAGGTATTAACGGATGAAATTTTGCGCATGACCGAAATAAAGCGCGAATACGACGCAATTCCGGCGGGCGCGTTGACAGCCGCATTAATGGGCCACGCACTCGATAAAGCGCGAAAAGCGCAAGCAAGCGGCGACATTTTGCAAATGATACCCGCTTTGCAGGAATTGAAGGAGTTTGAACTATGAAAAGCAAATTCCAAACTTGGACGGCAAAAGACTTAAAATGCGCATTGGCTCGCATTGCGCAAAAGGGACAGCACCCGGAAATGCCGCCCCGCCAAACCGTTGACAGCGTGACGGTATCAATCCCTTTTCTTTTGCCAGGGCTAAACGGCAAAGACGGGTTAATACGGCAGCACTACCATAATGCAGCAAAAGTCAAAGCGCAACTACTTGCACAGGTCAAAGCAAAAAAAAGCGGCACCTTTGGCGATGCGCGGGTGAAGGTCATCTGCACCCGATTTTATTGTGGTGCTGCAATGGATTTTGATAACGCGGCGGCATCATTCAAGCATTTTATGGACGCGATTGTAAAGGCGGGCATCATAGCGGATGATGGGCCGGACATAATAGATGAGTGGACGGTGCGGCAAATAAGGGTAGAAAAACGAAACCTGCAAAAAATGCAGGTTGAAATAGTCAAAATATGAACCCACAATGACACCTGAACAAAAACAAATTATTGCCATCGTGCAATCAAAAGGCGGAGAAATCACCAAGGCGCAAGTAGTAAAAGAAATTGGACGTGACTACTATTACAACAGAGAAAAGCATGTTGGAGACAGGCTATCCAGAATGGTAAATGCCGGGCTACTTATAAGGGTTAAGCCGGGTGTTTTCAAATTGGGCAAAGGGACTAAATCAAAACCCGCAACTATCGCGGATGAACAACCAACATTATTTTAAACATAAAACAAAAATTATCATGGCAGATCAAAAAAATTTAGTCGAAGGGCTAACGGACGAAATTTTGCGCGTAACCGAAATAAAGCGGGTGTATGACGAAACGCCGGGCGGTGAGTTTGCCGCTGCGCTGATGGGCGTTGCACTTGAAAATGCGCGTAAAGCGCAAGCGTCGGGGGACATTTTGCAGATGGTCCCGGCGTTAAAAGAATTGCAAGAGTTTGAACTTTAAAACAAAAATTATCATGAAGAGTCATTCATATTTAATTTATTACAGATGGTATAGCGCGGATGGATCAGAAGGCGTTGGGGAGTCGGTTTTAAGTTGGGAAAATTTAATATATGACAGCGACTTAAAAGAGATAAGGGAAATGATAAAACAAGACCTTGATAAAAAACATAAAAACATTGAAAAGGTTATAATTATAAACATTTTAAGATTTCCTGTTTAAGATGAAAGACACAAGTACGGAACAAGAAAATATTGCACAGGTTTTTACCCTTTACACCCACCCGCAATTACGATTACCCTAAGCGAAAAAGGTACGGCCCGACAGTTGGCGTAAGGACTACGCCAAAAATTGGCAGGAATGCGCTTTGTCCGTGTGGCAGTGGCAAGAAGTATAAAAAATGTTGTAAGGATGGATAACACAAACGAAAAAATTGAAGCGTTCAAGGTAGAACTAAAAGCATTAATGCAGAAACACGGTATTGGTATTTATGCGTCTGACCAGTACATTGATGATGACTATTGCGGCGCCGATCACTATTTAACAATAGATGACGAACCGTGCATGGATGAAACCGTTGCCGAAATATTTGATAGCATACAAAAAGATTTGCTGCCCGCTTTGCCAAAAGTGTTTATTATTAACATAAAAGGTTAAATTATCATGGGTGTCCAAAAAGGCATTGTTAATTACTATAAACAACAAATACCCTACCCACTTGACCAAAAACATATATCAGGCGGGGAGAAATCAGATAGTTGGATTTATGTACTTTTAAACAAAGATACAATGAAATTCAAGATAGGCCACGCCGTTGCCCCAATTGCAAGGTGCGCGCACATTAAAAACGTGTCAGGATGTGATGTTGCTGTTGCAATTGCAGTATGCCTACAAAGAGGCTATGACGAAGATGAGGCGGTAGTTGAAAAGTTTTTGCATAGGTATTTCAGAGCAAAAAGGGGAATAGGAGAATGGTTCAATCTTAATTTTAGGGATTTAGTTGAAATTAGGCATTTGTTTTGGGAGCATATAGAGGGTGAGGATATAATTGATAATTTGAAAGAACTTGCGCAAGAAATAAAAAGCGCAAAATAATCCAAGTGTCCAAAAATGTACACTTGGATTAGCCCGCAATTTTTTTTCATTAATTAACACGGCAAAACAAAAAACCGTGTTTCTTTTGATTACTTTTGCATTGGAATTTTTTCACCTTAAAGCAAAAACACACATGGCTAATTTTTCTGACAACATCGCAGCCCTATTGGTTGCAAACGTGGAGTTTACAAACGACGAACTTGAATTAAAGGTTGAAGCCTTCGCAACACAAGTATCAGCCGTCACTTTGGCAGCCCTGAAATTTGAAACCGCCATTGGCACAAACGAAGCCGCCGCAACCGCTGGCAAGGGGCTAATTGATTTAGCCGCCACCATCGGAACAGCGTTCCCGAACCTGACCGCTGACCAAGTGGGGAAGTTTAAGTCTACGATTGCAGACGTTTATGACAACCCTGACCCCGTGATTGATGCAGCGGGCGAAGCGTTGTTCAACGCCTCCGTTGATGCGATCATTGCCGCGCAGGAGTTGTCCACGTTCGTAAATGAACTTTTAGAAGAGACAGTTTAGTAACCTGCACCAACCTTTATTTTTTTAGGTGAACACCTTGAGCCTTGCGGTTTGAGGCGTTTTTTTTAAATAAACAACAAACAAAATATATGAACTTACAGGACACAAAAAAGACTGCTGAAACGATAATGTCAATGTGCCTTAATTTTTTGCAAGAAAATGACGGTATTCCAGAAGACACATTTAAGTCAAATCTGCTTTTCATCGCAAAAATCATAAAACCTGAATACGACAGCGAAGCGGAAACGCGCAAGCACATTGCGAGGGTAAATGAGTTACTGCTCTTTTCGGTTAATGAATTGACAAAAAGGGCTGTTGTACATGACGCATCAAAATTAACGCCCGCCGAAAAGCCGTTTCTTGATGAAGAAACGCCAAAATTGAAAAACCTAAAGTTTGGAAGTGATGCGTATAAACAAAGTCTTGACAGACTAAAATCAGCACTTGACCACCATTACTCACAAAACTCACACCATCCCCAATTTTACGAAAATGGGGTTGATGGAATGGATTTGTTTGACCTCATTGAAATGCTTTGCGACTGGAAGGCAGCAAGGGAGCGAACCAGTGACGGCAATATCTTTGAATCTATTGACATAAATGCAAAGCGTTTTGAAATATCTCCACAATTGGTCAACATTTTTAAGAACCACGCTAAACGCTATTTTTAGAAAAAACACCTGTATATTTGCACCAACAATCGGTCGCTTGATTGCGTAAGTAGTTAAGTCATTGTGAATTTAGACGATCCAATTAGTCTTGTTTACCGCCCATACTTTTCGCAGAGGTATGGGCGGTTTTTGTTTGTTGCCGTATATGTTTGTAACTTTGCACAAATATGTATAACATAATTTGGCTTGATTTTGGGCGCATGGTTATAACTCAAGACAAAAGGCAATGCTAAGGAGAGAGATTAAGCCACAACAGGGCTTTCAGGAGCGGGCAACGGATTGCCCCGCTGACATTGCCATAATAGGAGGGTCAGCGGGTTGCGGCAAGACATTTTGCCTTTTGTTCGAGCCGTTGAAATACTCATTGATGGGCGTTGAAGGGTTTAACGGCATTGTATTCCGTCGCAACCTCACAGAGATACGGGCAACGGGCGGGCTTTGGGATAAGGCGCAAGAACTGTACAGGCAATTATCGGACGCGCACAAGCCCACGCCGTTCGGAGGTAACACACATTTTAGGTTCAAGTTTCCTGGCGGGCTTGATTTGCAGTTGGCGCACTTGCACGATCCTGATACGGTCTATGGGTATCAAGGCACGGAGATATGTTACATTGCGTTTGATGAGTTGACGCACTTCACAGAAGAACAGTTCTTTTACATGCTAAGCCGTAACCGTTCCACTTGCGGCGTTGAACCTTATGTAAGGGCTTCGACAAATCCGCAGGGTGACGGGTGGGTGAAAAACTTTATTTCGTGGTGGCTTTACCCTGATGACTACCCGATTGAAGTATTAAGGGGTGCGCCGATACCGGAAAGGCAGGGGAAATTGTTATACATGGCCCGGCTTGGTGGCAAGGTGATAATGAGGGAAAACCGCGAAGAAGTGCAAGCGATTATTGAGCAGCAAACGGGGGCTGAATTTCCGGCAGAATCAATCCGCTCGGTCACGTTTGTGGCGGGCAAGTTGTTCGACAATGATATTTTAGTGAAGTCAAATCCGGGCTATTTGGGCAACCTGATGGGATTGACAGAGACGGAGCGGGCGCAATTGCTTGACGGTCGTTGGATAATGATAGATGATGACGAGATGAGATTATACTCAAATGCTGCAATTTCCGATATATTCACTAACTTTGTGCCGAAAGGGACAACGAGATACATAACAGCAGACATTGCATTTGAGGGAGCCGATAAGTTTGTGATTGCGATTTGGGAAGGATGGGTATTGGTGGAATTGCGCGTTTTTGATAAGTCAATGGGCGATGAGGTGTTGAACGAAATCAAAAAAGCGGCTGAAAATTGGCGTGTGCCTTTTCGCAATATTGCCTTTGACGCGACAGGAACGGGCAATGCTTACAAGGGGTTTTTGCGTTCATCCGTTGCGGTGGTTTCCGGTGCTGTTCAAATGTCGGAGCGTTCAAAGGGTGACGGGCGCGGGGTTACGGAAACAAAGCAGTATTTCAATTTGCGCTCGCAGTTGTATTTTCATTTACGCGATGTTATCGAAAATTCAGAGATATTGATACTTGATGAGCGTTACAGAAAGGATGTCGAGCAGGAATTGCGGGCTATAAAAAAGATGGACAACAGGGACGGCAAATTGCGGATCATCTCAAAAGATCAAATCAAACAGGACATAGGGCGTTCACCGGATTTTGCGGACGTTATTTCGATGCGCTGCGTATTTGATCTTGTGTCAATGCCCGTTGTAAAAAAGAGAATTGTTAAATCGTTCTAAATAAAAAAACATGACTGAAATTGAATTAGCCGGGGCGTTGTACGAACAAATGTACAAAACGCTGCCAAAAACAGACGGGAAATTGATGGAACTTGAAAGTTTCATTGTTAGGTATTACTCACATGAAGGCACAATACTTTTGCGCACAATTGCTGCGAAGTTTTCAGATGGCCCTATTGTGTTGACCCAACAACCGAGGCACGGGATGAAGCCATTTGTGCATCCAAAATCAAACGCGGTGCAGGTGCCAGTGCCTACGAACGTTTCAGCCCGCGAAGTTCAAGCCCCAAACGAAACGCAATTGGGGGAAGGAAACCCACCATCGAATACAAAAGAAGCAAAACAAGATGTTGCGGTTGATGGTGGGGAAAGCATGGCGACAGAAATAGACCCTACCGATTTGGCAACAATGAGGGCAAAGGCTTTGGGCCTGAAATATGGCATTGAACCAATAAAGGCACATCTACAAAAATCGGGCGTGGCGTTTCCTGAAAACGGGTCTTTAACCCAACTTGCCCAAATAGCAATCCAAACAGAAAATAGAGGATGAAAAGAGCAAAAATATTAAAGCCTGACAAACAGGTGCTAATTGAGTTTGATTTGCCGTCGAACCTTAGCGACGTTCAGTTGTCGCGTTTTGTTGACTTCTTAGTTGAATCTCGTTTGCTTTCCAATATTGAAGAAGGGGCCGCAATTGTCGCAATGACGAAAGCGGTTTCCGCTTTTTATGGCATAGACTTAAATGTACTGACAAAAGCGGCGGCAGGCGTTGGATCAAACACGGATTCTTATGAGGGTTCGGTTCGTCAACTTTATGCGTACGCGGTCAAACTGATAAGCGAGTTCAAGCCGACAACAGCGACACAAGGGGGCCAATTTTTTACCTACAAAGGCGAAGATTACTTTATCCCCGCGATTGTTGAACAGGCAATAAAAGGCGAATATATTTTGCCAGATTTGAGCGTGGGAGAGGTTATCGAGGTGGCCGAAATGGCGCGTTTCCGTGAGCAGACCATGACGGCGCGGGCCGATCCAAACGGATCACTAAAGGTTAAGTTTGATAAAATGGTGTCTGAAAAGATAGGCAACACAAAAAAAAGCGATGCCGAATTAAAGGCAATAGAGAGTGCAGGTAATGAAATGTATCGTGAAAAAGTGGAGGCCGATGGCGACCCGGACGGCTCACTCATGTTCACCTATTACCTAAAGTTACTTGCAGCCCTTACACGCCGCAAAGACGAAACATTGCCCGTTGAAGATTCAACCCGCGAACATTGGCTGCAATCACGGGCAACGCATTTTCAGCAAATAGACGCAGCCACCGTTTTGAATGTAGATTTTTTTTTGACCAATACTTTGCAATCCTCAAAAAACGGGCTGCGTGTAGGTGGTTTTTTGAAAAACCTGTCTTTCGCGGTCGTGGTGGAGATGCTGCTAAGGAGCGGGAGGCATTTGAGCGGGCAACGTCACACAGCGAAGAAGTCTTTAAAAAGGTCGGCTGGCGGCAAATGATTGTCACGCTGTTGGACAAAGGGTGGTTTAATCATCCAAGCAAGTCGCCCATCGAATCAGTGTATATAGCAAAATTTGAGGACGCGGTAAGGTTGCTATCAATCGAAAACGCATCAAAATATTAAATATGGCACAATTAAATATATCTGACTTTTACCTTATCTTAAAACATGCGGTGAAATTATACCCGGCAACATCACCCGTAAAGCGGTGTTTGCAGCCTCAATCTTTTCGGGTGCTCGCCCGTGATCCACGCGCAAACGCCGAAATAGGTACGCCAACATTGGGGGCAAGCCCAACTGACAAAACATTGCCGTTCTTTTGGTCACGGGAATGGGAACTAAACAAGTCGGCACCGGGGAACCTTACATTTGGCTTCCCATTGTTGACCGCTTTTGAATTGAGTAACCAAACCAATGGTGATGTATTCCGGGGCAAAACGGCGCGAACATTCAGCATAGAACTTGCCGTTTTGGATGTGTTCAAGCCGGAAGCGTGCAACACGCCAAAACCTGATTCATGTGATGGTAGGCCCATCAATCAAATCTACATTGACACGGAGCGGCTCTTGGACGGTATATTAAGGTATATCGGTGGCACGGTAACGGCAACAACCGACACCGACCCGGTTGAAAAGATATACAATGAGCAGGTATTGCAGGCAACAATACCAGGGGAATACAACATTAAAATGCGACTTGGTGACGTTTGGGCTGCAAAAAATACGCAAATGACATTTACGCGGGTAGAATACCCGGCGTTGAACATATACGGCACCAAAACGCGGTTCGTGTTCATGGTGCAGGAATGCCCCGAAACCGTGTTCAATAGTACCGTCTTTTCACCTGAAATCATCGGCTTTGAGGCGGGCTGCACAAATTGCTAAGAAATGATTATTGAGCAAATTGTCATAGACTTAATGACCAATATACGAGTCAACATGCGCGATCAATTGGCCGCGCAAGGCCACGTATTGACGGGCAATCTGTCTAAGTCAATTGTTTTCGAGGTCGATGCGGGGCCAAAGGAGGTCGTAGGTCGGATGCTGGCAGAGGATTACGGGGTGTTTGTTGACGTGGGCGTAAAAGCATCGCGCATCCCGTTTGGCGGTAGGGGGCGCGGTGGTGGTGGCAAGTCTGCGTACATTCAGGGGTTGATAACGTTTTGGGAGGGGCGCGGGCTTTCAGGAAGGGAGGCGGTTGGGGCTGCGTTTGCGACCGCGCATGTACATGCCCGTGAGGGTATGCCGTCGCGTGGATCATACGCACACACCTCGACAGGCGAACGCACAGGGTTTGTCAGGGCGGCAATTGAATCTCAGTTATCATCCATGCAAGCAACAATTACAGCCGGGATCGGTCAATCATTCTTTTTTGAATTAAAGACGGGTGCCGATAATGCAAAAATAATATTCACGCAATGAAAGTAATATTTGAACTTGTGGTACAGGACGTGAATGTGACTGCTGAATTGCAGAAACAAAAGCAACTTGTTAAAGAACTGACTAAGGAGTTGGCCGGGGTTGATGCCGGGGCCGAGGGGTTCACCAAATTGGCCGAAAATCTTGCAGCTGCAAAAACGCAGGTTGCCGACCTGACGCAACAACAAAAGGATTTGAACCGGGAATTTAAGCAGACGCAGGTGCCTGTTGATTCTTTGGCGGGGCTTCGCCTTGAATATTCCAAACTTACAGAACAGATTTCTAAACTTTCAGCAGCCGAAAGAAACTCGGACGCTGGCAAGTCTTTGATCCAAAACGCCGCAAATGTAAAGGCCGAAATAAACGGTATTCAGGAATCAGTCGGGAATTTTACAGGCAATGTGGGCAATTACAAAGGTGGCCTTTTGGCAGCGTCCGACGCGTTGACGCAATTTGGCGGCAATCTTGGGGCGCAATCAGCAGTACTGCAAACCGCAATAGGGGTTTTTGAAGCGGGCGCGGTTGGTGCCAAAAAGTTGTTTGACACCACAAAGGAGGGGGCGAAAAACTTAGGGGATAGCGTTTCTAAGTTTCGCGACTATGTGGCCACCCTAAAAGATACCGAAAAGGCAAATAAAGATATTGCAGAATCAACAGAGGCGGCATCCGACGCGGTGGCGAACCTTGCCGACGGTAGTGGCGAAACAGCTGCAAATATGACAGAGGCGGCAAAAGGTGCGGGGCTTTTATCCCGTGCAGCGGGGGTATTGAAAGGGGCTTTGGCTGCCATTGGCATCGGGCTTGTTATTTCGCTTGTGGTCGGGCTTATTGCGGTATTTCAACGCTTCGCGCCGATAATAGACTTTGTGGAGCAATCGGTGGCCGGGCTTTCAGCCGCTTTTGATGTGTTCGTGTCACGGGTGGCGAAGGTGGCGCAGGGTATTGGCAAGGTATTCACCGGGGACTTTGCCGGGGCATTTGATGACGTGAGCGCGGCGGTTGACGGCATGGGCGACCAGATGATTGAAGCCGCATTTGCAGCCGCGCAATTGAAAAAGGAGTTTCAGGATTTAGAGGATGCGCAAAAGGACTTTGAACTTACAACAGCACGAACCGAGGCAGCAATTGCAAAATTATCGGTTTCCCTCAAGGACAAAACGCGGTCGGATAGCGAACGCCTGAAAATCGCTGACCAAATATCAGGACTGGAGCGAAAAAACCTTGAAGAAAAAACGGGCTTAATCGAAAAGGAAATTGATATTGAAAAACGGCGTTTGCTACTAAATGGGCAATTGACACAAGAGCAAGCAGACCAAATAGCCGCCGGAAACTTTGAATTGGCCCGACAATTAGAGGATCAGTTTTTGCTTCGTGCCGATGAGGCCGACAGGATCAGGGAGTTGTTAATTCAGCGCACAAAGGCAGAGGGCGAATCTGCAACGCTATTGGAGCGCGTTGAAAACCGTCGCTCTGCAATCATTGAAGCCGCTGCCGAAAAGCAAAAGGCGGCACGGGAAAAACAAAAAGCGGCTGCCGAAAAGGCGCAAAAAGATATTGAGGCGCAAGTGTCGCGCATCCGTGAACTGCAAAAGTCTATACAAGACTTGGACGCGGCAACCATCACGAACGACTTCGACCGCGCATCCGTTGAGATTGAAAATAAGCGCGCCGAATCGTTGCAAAAAGTAGCATTAGCCCGCGAAAACCTGACAAAAAAGATTGCAGAACAAAAGGGGGTATTGAGTGCAGCCGATATAAAAGAATTGCAATTGATAGATGATCAGGCGGCATCCATCACGGCGGCGTATGACAATCAACAGGAAATTGTAAGCAAGAACAGGGAAAACGCCGCAAAAAAGCAATTGGCAGACCTTGCCAAACTTTCAGCAGATGTTACAAGCCTTGCGGAACAAAACGCGGTTGCATTGGCCCGTGCCGAATCGGAGATTGTAAACACGGGCTTTTTGCAAAAACAAAACGAACTTGAGACAATTCTCAATCAAAGAAAAATTGCCCTTTCCGAACAACTTGAAGCGGGTACGATTTCACAAAAGAAGTTCAAAGACGAATTCCTAAAAGCACAGGAAACATTCAACTTAGGAACCCTTGACCTTGAGCGGCAAAGATCAAACGAAATAATAGGCATTAACGCATCACTTGAGGAATCACGGATTGAGGCGGCACGGGCTGCGTTAAACGTCCGGCTGCTTGCGATCAAAGAAGAAACCGAGGCCGAAATACAAGCCCAACAGGAACGGGCAAGGGCGCAAGGCGGTGACGCAACGCAAAGCGTTGACAGGTTAAGGGCGCAAGAAATAGAGAAACGAAAAGCCGCTGAACAGGAATTTTCAGACGCGACGCGGGCGGCGGCTGATGAGCGTGTAAAGAATGAAGCGGCGGCACTTGATGCGATCAACAGCGCAGACCAAAAAGTACATGAGGATAAATTACAGCGCATACAAGACGAAGCCGAAAAGCGGCGCGAACTGCAACAGCAACTACTTGATGCGGCGGGTACACTTGCCGGGGCAATATTTGAGATTGAAAGAAATCGTATTGACAAACAAGAAGAAACCGCAATTGCCAACCTTGATACCGAGTTCCAAAAACGCCGTGACGCGGCGGCTGGCAACGCGGCGGAACTTGAAAAAATAGAACTGCAATACCAGGCGCGAAAAGAGGCAATTGAAAAAGAGGCGGCACGAAAAAGGAAGCGTACAGCAATAATTGAGGCAACAATACAAGGGGCGTTGGCAATTGTGAAATCATTGCCAAATTTGGTGTTGGCCGCACTTACCGCCGTTGTAACAGCCGCACAAATTGCGGTCATATCCTCGCAAACGTTTGAAAAGGGCGGTATTGCTCAATTCAGGAAGTCGGGAACATTTGGCGGTAAAAGACACTCGCAAGGCGGCACAAAAGGGGTATTTGATGACGGCACACAAGTAGAAGTTGAAGAAGATGAATTATTTGTTGTGCTTAACCGCCGCGCATCATCCGAACTTCGCAAGTTATCCAACTTCAATGCAAAGCACGGCGGGCGGCGGTTTGCAGATGGCGGGGTACTTGATTTTACCCCGCAATTTCAAAGCACTATTGACGGAACGAGCGGCGGGGCCGTGTTCGTGGTTGCTGAATTTACGGACGATCAAATCCTAATCATGGCCAACCAGATTGCAAACCAAACAGGCATGGAGACACGCAAGGCAGTTATTGCAGGTCTTGATGACCGTAACAGGACAGCAGAAAGGGAGGCGGTATTGGACGAAAACAGACAAATTTAAAATATGACGAATAGACTATTAAGAGCAATAGAAACCCTAAACGAGTTCAAGACGGGCAAGCAATGCACGGCAAGTGTGCATTTTGGCTTGATTTTGGGCGTTGGCTGGTTTTCAGTTGTTGAGGATAACTCGGTAACTGAAATATATCTTTTCCCGTTCACGGCCGTAAAAATAACAACCTATATATGATTAACATAATAAGCCAACCGCTTGGTATCGCGTCAAATTCCGACCCTATTGAGCCGCCCATCCCCCTTTCAGATTGTTTCCGCTTTTGCTTGCAGCCTGATGACGCGGACGTGATTTTAACGCCGGGTGTTAAGGCAAATATAGTGTTTGTTATCCCGGCAACGTGTACCGTTCCTGCTGACGGTACGGCGTTCAAGATTTGGGGCAATGATTTTACGATTGAATCGGCAACCGACTTTTCGGCAACATCTTTTAAGGTGGTAACGAGCGGCCTATTGACCGCGCTAAACCTTGTTAATATGTTTCAGGCAAACGTGTTCTTCAAACGGGCCGGGACGGTAACGGCGGTGCCATCGGGCGCGACGTTCGTGGTCACGTTCACTTGGAACGATTGCAGGGAGCAAAACAACTTCACCGGGGGCAACATGAATTTAACCGTGTTCACTACAATCGGAGGTAGTGCAACAAAAACAGATGGTGTTTCACCTGTCTATGTAGAGGCGTTTCGTGTTATCTGCAACACGGTACGATACCAAGACGGCACCGATAATTATGATGATTTGGGCGCATTGGTGGGGCTTGAGGTTGAAAAGTTGTGTGATGAGGTTGGTGTGGTGTGTATTGATATTCAGCCCGACATTGAGGCCGATCTATATACCATCATGCCGCCGCTTTCAGCAAGTTCCTTTGTGTCCTCGATTGACAACGGGCGTTCCATGATGAGGTTTTTCTCTTTGCAATTTGGTTGGATATACCGGGATAATTGCGTGGCAAAATCGGGAACGATAACGAGGGGCAATAGGATTTTGGCATTAAACGCAGCGTTTGACGTTGATGATCCTTACCAAATGCGCCGATACTGGTATGGCCATCCGGGTGGCTTGCCGCCGGGACAATCGGTTGTGGACTATCTGACAACGCAGCCAAAAACAATAACGCTTTGCGAGGATTCTTATAAATGGCTGTGGCTGCTGAACGCATGGCAGGATGATTGGCCGGAATACGCATTAACTGCTTATTTCACCTTTTATGGCGACACGCCTATATCAAGCGTTTGGGTAGTTATCAATAACCCGGCAACGGACGGCAGCGCACATTATCAACCTGTGTCATTCAATGTTTCACCCTCATACATTAGGGACACGCTTGGAATTAGCCTTAATGGCATAACAGGGTACGAGGTCGCGGTATTTGGAACCGACCCGCTTGACGGTTCAGATATTTGGTTTAACGCAACCGAATATCTGAAATTTGACCTGTGCAAAGACTGTTGTGGCGACAGCACTGATATATACTTTTTGTCTCCAACAGGCGGCATTGATACTATGCTCGTTCGCCTTGACGAAATAGAAACGCTACAATCAGGCGGTGAAGAAATACGCACAAACACACCCTGCACAACAAACCGAAAACAAAGAGCAATCAATGGCGAACGCAACTTGGTTGCGACGCGGGTGTATCAAAAGGTTAAATTATCGGTAAAAATACCGCGCTCCGAGGATTGGGAACGGTGGGTGAAACACTTGCGACAGTCGCCACAAAGATGGATAAGGGTAAAAGACGAATCGGGGGCATACATTGCCAAAAAGATCATTTTTGAGGCGGGGGCAATTACCCAACAAAAAACGGGTGAAGGGGTGACCGTTGAAATGGTCGGGCTATTACAGGATGTGCCAACACAGGCAGCAAATAACAAACCACTATGACGCAAGTAACGATAATAAATTTGCCGCCTGTTGTTGCGCAACTATTTGACGGGCAAACCGCCGTTGATCTTGATTTGCCAATTGCCTTTTCGATACGTCTCACAAAGAGCGTTGAACAATTGTCTATCTTAAACAAGATCAGCACGGAGGCGGCTTTAGGTTTTGCGGTGCCGTTCACACCAACGAACGACCGATTATTTACGGAGTACATGACCCCGCTGACGCTTGGAACGCCTACCCTGTTCTACAATGTCCGTGTGATTGTAAACAGTGTTGCGCTCCAATTTGCTCGGTTGTATGTGCGCGGCAAAAGTGAATCATCACGGGAATGGGAACTTGAATTGGTGCGTGATCCAAATCACTGGGTAGAACTTGCCTCGCAGGTTTTTACGAATGATTTGCCATTTGGCAAACTTGAGGTTTCGTTTAACAACATTCGCGCATCGTGGGCAAACAACGAATACAATGGAGACCCAACCGACCTTGACACGGGGTCGCCCGTATATTGGCCTTTGGTTGATTACGGTGGTTGGTGCGACCTTACAGAACCGCCACAACAGGCCCCAAACAACCGCGTAAAATCGGTGTCCGTTGAGGATTTTCGCCCCTGGCTTTCATTCCGGTATATCTTACAGGCGGGCTTTTGTAAGTTTGGATGGAACATTCAATCTGTTCTTTTTGAATCCCCTATATTTAGAAGGATTTGGGTTTACGCCTTGCGCCAAAACTATTACATTGCATCTGACAACCAGCCGGGCGGGCGGGTTTCAGGTGCTATATATAACACTCAAACTTTTGATTCTGGGGATGTAATGCGGTTGGACGAGGTAACGGTGTTATCCAATTATGATGCTATACAAACGCTCCCTGTATTGAGACAGTTTGCTGGAATCACAAACTATCCAAGAGTGTCGCTTAAATATCGTTTTCGCTTCAATGGTCGGTTTTTTAATGACCGACCCGCTGTGTTCACTTTATTCTTGGGCGTGTTTGAATTAGTGAACACAAGCGGGAGCCAATTAGAGTTTTCAGGGGAAATGATTTCAGCAGAAACGCTAAACGTAGATTTTGCCCCCGGTGAAATAAAGGATGTTATTTTTGACCAAGTCGTAACGCTAAAGCCTGAACAGGTCGGTGCAATACACAGCCCTGTACTACCTGTGCAGATACCCGGAATGAAAATTTTGGGCGGACTAAAGTTTGAGGTTACCCCTGCGAACGATTCTTACATGTCCCTTGATAATATTGATGTGCAAAAGTCGGTATCCGATGAGCATAGCATTTTGGATTGGACGAAAGCCCTTGTAAATCTTTGTCAGGGGCGCATAGAAACCGACTTTGACACGCGAACCGTTACCATACACCCGAACAAAACATCCGACTTTTGGGGCGATACGATACCGGGGTTTATCTTGCGCGAAAATCCCGTTGTTGACCTAAACGAACTGATTGTACCCGACAGCATAAAACTAAAGCCGTTTAGAAATGATCTAAAACGCTTTACAAGATTTGAGTTCAAAGACACGACCGACGCGGGTATACGGGCATTGAACCTTTTAGATCCTGCACACTCGCGCAAACTGTTGAATAACCTTGACCTGCCAAACCAAATTGAGCGGGTACAAAACCCGTTGATTGAGCCAACCATTGAAGGGGTGCCGGATAAAATAGCATCGGCTGCCGGGGGGCGCAGCCCCTTGCCACGATTGCCGCGCCTATGGGACAACACAAGCGGAAACCGATCCTTTACGCTTGGGGTACGCATGTTGTACGCTTACGGGCTTGTGCAACAAATCAACCCGTCGCCGTTTGGAACCGTTGATAAGTTTACAAACTTTTTCTTCAACAACCCACCCAACAATGCCAATACCGGGCTTATAAACCTGTTTGGATATGCGACCCAGTCGCCAACCTGGGAAATAACGCCAACCCCATCAGCGGTAGTTGACCTTGTTTTTGGTGTAAAATCGCGTGACCTGTTCACGACCTTTTATCTCGGATATACACAAGATAACAGGTCTGGACAAATTGCGGACATTCTTTTGCGGATGAACATTGCGCAATATGGAAGTTATGATTTTAGAAAACTGTTTCGGTTCAACCTTCGCGGGCTGCCGATCATTGCACCAATGACCGAGATACGCGATTTTTCAAGTGCCGAATACCTGCCAACACCGACCAAGTTTTTTATAGAACCCGCCGCCCTTGAGTGCTGCGACCTACCCTGTGGCTGCCAATTCATTCAGTGCGACTATTACCAAGATTTTGGCGTGTACATGAGGCAATCAACGATAGATGATTACCGTATAACCTCTTTTGTTGTGGACGGAATAGAACTATTATCCGCACCCGTAACGTTCGGGACGATCAAATACGTTGACATTGCAGAAAAACCGTTTATCACAAATTTGGTTGACGCGTTGAACAGTATCGGTGCGCCTTATTTCTCGTTCAACTATTCCAACCGTTTGCACCCATCAAAGGGCTTGCGCTTTTTTACGATCAAACACCCTGTTTGCACGCAGTTTGAAATAGTTATTTCTGAATTTGACGAACCGCTGTACAGATATTCCAATACGGAGCAACAACAAAAGTACTTTCAACCGGGATGGGATGATATGGGCTATGCTCCGTTATTCCTTTCAGCACCCGATAATTGCATAACTACAACAGAATACTAATGGATGCAAACGGTCAAATACTGGCACTTTTTGAGGTGTTCAAAGAGTTGCACCCTAATAATTCAGAGCGGTTTGTGCCGTCTATTGAAAATGCAATGCGTTGGCGTTACGCAATCAACGCGGCGCATCAACGCGGCGAAACCATGCCCAAAGATTTTGTATTGCCTGATCCATCGCTTTCTATTCTGTTTGCCAATTCACGGCGTATTTTGAGGTTTGAATCGTTCCCAATTGCAACGCAGGAAGTTTACAAAAAGGTAGCGGCGTTGTTTCCAGGGCGAAAGGTTTATGCTGTTGGTTCGCGTGTGAGTGGTGAATACATAGACGAAAACGCAAGCGATAAGGTTATAAAAATGCGTACCGACCTGCTAAAAAAGCCGACAACCGTTTCAGATTATGACTTTACGCTTGACCTTTTGCCGGGCGAAAGTGCAGAAAGTATTAGGGCATTATTACCCAAAGGTGTGGACTTTGTGGCACATCATCCCAAAGCAGACCCAAAACTATTAATACCAATGTGGGACTTTTCAAAATTGCCCAAAGAGCGGCACAACGAAGTGATTGAACTGTTTGAGAAAAAACAATGGGGCAAACTTATGGCCATCCATAACGATTTCCAATTATCGGAGCAGACGCTATGCTGCAATTCAAAAAGTGCTGAAAAGTGGTTTGCATGGGCCATTGAAAAACAAATAATCAAAAAACAATAATGGAAGTAAACCGACAACGAGAACGACACGAACGTATGGCGGTGCTGTTTGCCAGCCACTGCCACATGGCCAAATGTGAAAGGTTTTGCGACCTTCCTATTCACATTCAGGAGGTATTAATTGAGATGCAATACAAAGACATTGTATTGCCGCTTATGTGCCAGGACAGGTATAGGAACGGGCTAAGTTACCGTCAATTGTCAATCAAATATGGCATACCAAGATCAAGCGTTTGCCGTATGCTTTTGCAAAGGCATACAAAAGGTGTCCCAAAATAGGCACATTATTAGGCTATTTGCCTATATATACACTTCTTTCGGCCCCACCTTTGCACAAATTGTTTTATGCAAAGTTCAAGTACCGACAAAGATCAAGGCCCCGCCAACCCTGTTTCAGCAACTACAAACAGGGACATTGATATGTTTTTGGCGACCTGCCAATTTCTTGAAATAGAATTTGCTTTTGCGGTCAATCAGTATTCACACTACTTGCAGGAAAAGAGCCTTTTGGAGGCCGGGGTAAAATTCCGTGATTTGGGTATGTCAGCCCGTCGTGAAGAAGGTCGCCCTAAAATACTCGTAACAAGTTCGGGCCATCTTGTTGACGAATGGAACATTTCAAGCCCCGAAATTCCACAAAATTCTATTGCAGTACTAAAATTGAACGGCGTAATGCGCTGTCAATCGGGCATATCCACGCCGGGTATTGACGAACTTAATGCAAGCCTGCGAAGCGCGTACAATAATCCAAAAATTTCAGGGGTGCTTGTCGAAACAAATTCAGGCGGCGGTGAAAGCCTCGCAGGGACTATGTTAAAATCTGTTATTCAGGAAAGAAACAAGCCCGTAATTGGCTTTGGTTATTTGGTTGCGTCCGCTGCCTTTCGCGCTTTGTCCGGTGCCGATGAGATTATCATGGCCTCTGAATATTGCGAGGTAGGCAGCATTGGCACAATGGTGCAGATTGACAACAAGATACTGGGTGAATTTCGTGACCGTATATCAGAGTTTTACGGCGCGGACGCGCCAAACAAGAACGGCGAATTTCGCAGCGCACTTGCGGGGGACTACTCGAAAATACAAAAGCGCGTTGACGAACTTACCAAACAATTCCACAACGAGATAAAACGAGACCGCCCGCTAAAAGGAACTGACGAAAAAATTGCTGACACACTTAGCGGCAAAATGTTCGACGCACTTGAGGGCAAGCGTCGTGGCCTTGTGGACGCGGTTGGTACAATGCCCTTCGCAGTAAAGAGAATTTTTTCACTAAAATCTAAATACAAATAATGAAATTTAATATTTCACAGTCAAAACTATACGACCAAATTATGAGCGCATGCGCCTCGTTTTTTGGGCTTGGTGATGACGCAACGGAAACCGACATCCACGCAAAACTTGACGGGCAAGTTCCTTTTGCGCAGCAACTTGAAAACGCAAAAAATGAGGCAATTGCCGACTTGAAAGCGCAATTTGAGACACTCAAGGAAACGAGCGAAGCACAGGCAAACCGCATGGAGGCACTTGAATTGTGTGTTAGCGAGGCTTTGCAGTCTTCACAAACAAAGGATTTGCGCATAACAGAACTTCAAACGGAGGCAGCGACAGCAGCCCAAACGCTTGAAAATCTGAAAGCACAGCATCAAAAAGAAATTGACGGGCTGGCGGGCCAGGTTGCAACATTGAAGGCAGGCAGCCAGCAAACCAGCGACCCGTCCGGCGGTGCAAATCACCCGGCGGCATCATTCAAAACAGGATCGGGCGGCAATGTCCTTATTGCGCGTTCATCAGCCCTTGACAGGCTTTTGAAACCAAGCAAGTAAACCCGAACAATACACAACAAATTAAAAAATTAAGTTATGGCTATGATTGAAGGGGGCTTTGGCCTCAACGCAACGGACGCGGGCAACCGGATTGAAGTACAAACCGAATCAAGCGTCCAAATTTTCAACAATATTGCAGTACTGCAAACCGATCAATATGCCCGTGCATTGGGACTGTATGGTGACGTTGTACTTGACCGCAACCTAAAGGGCCGTTTTGCGTCCCTGTCAACCCCAAAGCACCTGCTTTCCAAGCGCAAAAACGGCTGCACATGGAATCCGAAGGGCGGTATGAGGATGAATATTGACGAGTTCCCGACCTGTCCTGTCGAATTTGACGGCGAACAGTGCGCGGACACGTTTTACGGAACTTGCTTTGAGCGTCTTTTTGGCCCTGGCAATTCCGTTCGTGAATTTTCATCAACAGCGGAAGGTCAGGCATTGCTTGCAAACATGCTCACCAAAATCTATCAAGGTCTCGGCAATTCCTTTTTTGATTTATACAACTTTGCAAACCACCCGCTTATTGAGCAGGCAAACACGGAAGGATTCTACCGCGTGGGCGTTGACGAATGGGCCGACTTTGTTGACCAAATGTTGTCAGGTGATTGCGGTGGCCTTATCACGCAATTGGACGCGCTGGCAGCCGCTGGCAACCCTTACTATTCTGCGATCATTCCGCTTGACGACATCAATGTTGCAACGAAAAAATACACGGGTGATGTTATTGCCCTGCTTCGCAGCGTAAAAGAAAACGCATCCGCTGAACTGCAATCCGCTGCGGATTCTGGTATTATGATTAACGGCGTAAACCGCGTTCCTGTCTACCTTGTGACAAACGACATTTACAACGCTATCAAGGACTGGATCACGTCAAAGGCTGGGACAAACGAACTTGCATACCGTTACACCATTGAAAACTTTGATGGGTCAACGCAATTGATGAGAAACGTTTTGATGATTGACGGGTTGCCTGTTGTTCGCTGGGATGCTTGCTCACGTTTCGACGCGATCACGGGCGCACAGTCTACCCGCGTGGCACTTGTTGCCCCGCAAGCCTTTGGTGTATTGCACGACGTTGCAAGCCTTGCGCAATGGGAAGGCATGGGCCTTTTGATGGAGCAGTCTAACCGCCTTGCCGACAAGGGCAAAGTCTTTATGACAACCACGTTCCGTTGGGGCGCGGGTATTGCAGATACCGACTTTGTGAGCATGGCTTCGCAGATCGTTCACCCGTAATTGTACACCCATATTATTTAACCACTAAAAATTAAAAAATCATGGCATGTACATTAACCGGGATTAACTCGATAACGGATTGCGTCATAAATTATGGCGGTATTGTAAAAAGTTGGGGGTGCAAACTTTCCGACATTACAAGCGTTACCATTACGTCGGGTGAAATAACCAATTTTACTATGGCGGCACCGGGCGCATGGGAAGAATACATTTATGACGCTGATGGCACGGCAAATTACAACCAAGTTGGCGCGGTGAACAACAACCGTTTCAGTAATGAGCAAACGGCGTTTATGAAATTCAAAGGGATTTCAAGCGCGTATGTAACCGCTGCGAACGCTGCAAAAGATTGTTGCGACGTGGTATTTATACACGTGCTGGCAAATGGCGTTCGTCTGGTGCAAGGCTTTGAGGCGTTGGCCGCAACAGGTGCGCCACAGCGTCCGGCGAACCGTTCAACGCGCATCATTCCAACCATCAATTCTGATACAACGCAGAACGAGGCGCGTATGGAGTACGCTGTAACAGGCAACACAAACAGTTTTTCAATGGTAACAACACTTAGTGATGTTACTATTGCTGCACTGTAAAAAAACCACAAAATGCCCTACAAAGTAAAAGAAGCATTCAAGGCAAAATACCCCCACGCCGTCACAATCGTTGACGGCGTGGCCGTTGCTTTTGCTGAAAAGGATTTGATTATCGAAACCCCTGGCACATTGCACGAGCCGCCCAAAAAGCGGACTTACCTGGCAATGACGCAGGAATGTATGAAGTATCTTTTTGAGGTAGAAAACCACCCGGCCATTGAGTTTTTTGAATCTGACGCAAAAAAAACAGGCAAATAAATGAGCGAAATAGACGGAAATTGCTGTGGGGACACGGTGCCAACCAACCCAAAACAAGACGTGTTCAACAACAGGGCGCGGGTAAAATCCGCACACCTTTTCCGTTTGAAAAACCCGATCCCGACAGAAGTGCGCGATATTGGGGAAATTCGCAAAGTTTTTAAGGGTTGGAATTTTGTGCCGTACGCCGGAACGTCTGCTGATTCAGGGCATTCATTGCTGCATTGGTATTCGATGCTTGCCAGACTTTCGCCAACCAACGCCGCCGCAATAAGCAAAAAGATAAAGTTTGCGTTTGGTGGCAAGGCGCATGTTATTCGTTCCGTTGACCCTGAATTTGAGACAGGCGAAGAAAGCGCGGAATTGAGCAACGCAGAGGCAAAGTCTTATGTCGAAAGCATAAAGCAGTTTGTGACCTTTCAAAACGGGGTTTCAGATTTTCATAATCTTTTAGCGCTTCAGTATGAGGAAAATGGTAACGGGTTTATTGAGTTGTCGGTTTCGACTGTTATGGGCCAAACGCGGTGCAATCTAAGGTTGCACAAAACAGAAAACACGCTTTTTGTGCGCACAGGGCCGGACGAGCCTCGCGCCGTTGCCATTTCTCCGATATGGAGCGAAAAATATCTGAAAGAAAACCCGCCTATAATATTGCCAATTTTCCCTGTTTTCAGGGAGGACAACGGCGTACAAAGGACGGTTTTTCAGTTGAAGGCAGGTGACGGGTTCTGGTATGGTCGCCCACAAAGTCAGGGGGCCGATTTGTACAAGTACCGTGAGGTGCAAGATTCTATGTACCAGGTTCGTGCCGCCGCGTCCGATTTCACAGGGCAATTGATAATAGAGGTTGAAGATGATAACCCGATTTACGCAGACCCTACTGATGATAAAAACGCGGTGCGGACCGGAGAGCCGGGATTCGTAGATCAGTTTGAGAAAAATTACACACAAAAAGGAGACGACCCTCAATCAGTGCTGATTGCAGCGCGGCCATACGGGTCAACGCCTATGTTTGTTTTTCAGGTAGCCCCCAACACAAAGGAAAGTTGGTATAAGGTGACGGGCGAAATATCGGAAATGAACATCCTGAGAGCGCACGGATTAACCCCCCGTTTTATGGGGTTTGACGTGGCAAACGGTTTCGCCTCTGATACTTATCTATGGGACTACATTCTATTTGTTGAGCCTGTGATTGATGAGTTTAGAAGCACCATTACCAATTTTGTGAACGGCATTTTGACCGAAATCTGGCAGATAGTTGGACGGCCTGAATTAAATCAATACTCTTTAACCTTTGCGTCTCCTATCCAATCCACGTTAGAGGATTTCAAAGGCAGAAACAAAGAAACAGCAACAACAAAAAATGAACCTGACAACACCCTTTGATGTATTGAAGTATTCGCCCGCCGGGTTCAATTACCCGACGAAAATCTTTTGCGTGTTGATCCCGCAAATAGAAGAAGCGTTTGCCCGCGAATGTCTTGGTAAAGCGTTGTTTGATTTCCTTGTTTTGCACTTAGTGCCATACCCCGCTGTTTATGAGGAGTGGGACAGCGCGGTAACTTATGCGCTTGATGACATTGTAATACGCAACTTGTGTACCTACAAATCAACCGCAAACGGAAACACCACCGATCCGCTCGAAAGCGGTTCGGATTGGGATATTTTTGAGCGGTTCGACCATGCCGGGTCAAACGAGCTTTGGCAAAAGTATTTGCGTCAAATCTTTGCCGCAAAGGTATATGTAGCCACAATTTCAGGGGCAACATACCAGACAGGCGCGGGCGGGCTTACCGTCAACGCTGGCGATTCAAGCGGCGCAAGAGCGGCAAATAAAATGGAACTGATTGAAACAATCAAAGAGCAAAATAATTTCATCCGACTAACGACAGATAACATGCTGTGCTGGCTTTCTGACAATGCAAAAACAAAGGGGCTTCCCTATGTGCCTTGTGTTGCAGGATGTGAGGCAACAACAATGCGCTCCAGGAGGTGGGCATTTAGGTGAATATATTAGAAAAAGCAGCCGCAATACTTGCGGACAAAACACTCGTTCACGAACGGGTTGAAGCGGACACAAAAGCGGCGCGGCTTGAAACATGCGAGGGCTGCAATAAATTAGACCCAAACGCAAGGCGTTGCAAAGTTTGCAAGTGCTTTGTTGACGTAAAAACAGGGGCAAAAACAAATTTCAACCCGCTAAAAATGCGCAATGAGATAACGCATTGCCCCGAAGGTTTTTGGGGCGATGCTGACATTGCAAATATTTACAGAGAAATAGACGGCCTCGTGCCAATCAAATAACTTTAAAATTAATTTATTATGTTACGGAGAAACGCAGTGCCGGATCAAAACGCTAACAACTTTTTGAAAGGCACAACACACGAATTAGGATGCTGCGATGGCACAGAGCGCAATTGTCAGCATACCGGATCATACACACAAGCCAACAGCGTCACGCTGTTGACCATCGAAGAAAATGGCGTATCGCTACCGCTCGCTTGTGTGATCGGGGCAAACGCAACCGCCGCCGCTGCAAAAACGGCAATTGAGGCAACTTTGACCGCCGCCGGGTATTACGAAGATGGCGAGGGCGCGGTGGGTGTTACCGTCGTGGACGGAGGCTCTACCCTTGATATTACCATCGTGGGCGACATTAAGGTATTGACCTTGACCGCATCTGGCGGTACAACCACATTCACGGCAAAATGTACCCTGAAAAACCTTTGCACATTCGCTGTGACAGGATTCACAGCGGGCGCGGGTTCTACATTGACCACGAATGGCGACTTACAGGCCCTTGGAACCATCACACCCGGCACTACATCAGCCGCCGACGTAAAAACCGCCGTTGAGGCGGCTATCCTTGCCAGCGGTATCACAGCAACGGCAACCGTTACCACGACAGGGTCAGGTGGATCACAAACGTATAATGTTTCTTTTGCGGCAGTTCCGTCACAAACGACATTGTACCTTACTGGTGCATCCGGGGTTAAGTTCTACCTTGCTGCGTCCGGTTGTGCGCAGACTTATACCACGTAGTTTTTTTGTTTTTGATCGGGGCTACCTGCACTTGTGCGGATAGCCCCGATCTTTTAAAAATTCCGACTATGAAAAAAAGTGTTCTTTGCTTTTTCTTTTTCCTTTCCTTTTTCGCAATCGGCAAAGCGCAAACCTTCACCTTTGAATGCGTTTGCGATCATGTATCAAATGACACATGCGATATTTGCCCGATAGTGCCGGGGCTTATTTCCAGATCATTTCACGGGCTTTTGATACGCCGCAATGGTACGCCGTACCGATGGATAGACGAACCTTACACGGTAAAACGGTACTCGAATGAGACCATCGAATTTGCCGAACTTTTACCCAACCCTGACAAAATTATCATTGCCCGCTTTCAAACGCAATTCACGACAATGCAAGGCTTTGCGGATTCTACCAATTGCGTTTGCAGTTCGGGCGGCGGTGGTGGCGGCATGTCCACTGTAATCGTAGATACCCCAATGGTCGGCAACGGCTCAATAGGCAGCCCCGTAACCATCGGGCAATTTGGGGCTGATACGACCATGTTTTTAAAGTGGAACGGCTCTTATTGGTATCCTGCAAAAATCAAACTATCCAACGCGGTTTTTAACCTGCCTTATTATAGTGGTGATGCCGCCGCAATGACCGCCGGGCTTTCGCCGGGCGATGCTTATTTGTTGGAGTGTGAGAATGATTATTCTTTGCCGGGGGGTATGTTTAAGGTTGTGAAAATTTGCGGTTTTGACTGCTCATTCATCATTCGTTTTTACATTGACGATGCCGCCGCGCAATTAGGCGGGGTGTTTCCGGGGCGTGAATATGCCCTCACACAAGCAAACGAGTATGGCCTATTATACGGCTTTCTTAAATCGGTCGCGACGGACACGCTAACGACAGGCACCTATGTATGCAGCACGAATAAGCCGCATTACAATAACGATGCCGCCGCCGTTGTCGGTGGGCTTGCAGTTGGCGACATATACAATATGACAGCCGCGAACACATACGGCACGGCGTACGGTATGCAGCGCATTTTATCCACAACAGCCACAACGGAAGGCCCGCCCGCTGTTTGCTGCGATCCTGACGAAACATTGCCTTTTTACGCAAACGATGCCGCCGCGATAGCGGGCGGGCTTGCAACAAACGACTACTATTTTTTATCTCAAACTAATACCCTGGGCTTCCCCTGGGGTACAAAAAAGCGTATTCAATAATGAAAAGCATATTTATAATTCTCTTTTTTCTATTTGCTTGGTCTGGCATTCAGGCACAGGCAATCGTAAAAGGTACGGGCGTTTTGTATACGAACGGCGCACCTACCAACCCTGTAAATATTAGTGTTGATGCGGAAATTTGCATTGACACGGCATCGGGCCTTTGGTACGAATACAACCGGGACGCGGGATCATGGGCAAAGGCGGGCTTTCGTGTGCAGCGCAAAAACATATCCATTGCCCCAACGGGCGCACCGGGCGACAAACAAAGCGAAATTGCTATCAATGATGTGGATTCTATTTACTTGTGGCGTTCGGGCGCATGGCGGCACCTCAATAAAGTAGGCGATCCAAGTATCACAAACGAGGGTAGTTTGACGGTTGGGGCTGGCACGGGAACCACAAGTATAATTAACTCAAACACGTCAGGAAGCACAGGTGTTACCGTCACGGCTGGCACCGGGTTAGGCATATCTGAAAGCGGCAATACCATTACGCTAACCAATAGTTCGCCGGATCAAACCGTTGCGTTAACAGGCGCGGGGATAACAGCCGTGACCGGGACATACCCCAATTTTACAATAACGTCAACGGAAGTAGACGGCAGTGTAAGCAACGAGGGGGCCTTAACAGTTGGTGCCGGGTCTGGCACCACAAGCATAATTAACTCCAATACGTCAGGCAGCACGGGTGTAACTGTCACCGCTGGCACGGGGCTTGGTATATCAGAAAGTGGCAATACGATCACGCTAACCAACAGTTCGCCTGACCAAACCGTATCGTTAACAGGAGCAGGCATTACGGCGGTTACTGGCACTTATCCCAATTTCACAATAACAAGTACGGAAGTGGATGGTAGCGTAACAAACGAGTTGCAAACGGTGAACAATACATCCGACGCAACCTCGCACACCGTAACGCTATCTAACACGGGCGGTTCGGTTCAATTAGTTGAAGGTGCAAACGTAACGCTAACCACAACAGGCACAGGTAGCGACGGTATTGTAACCGTTGCTGTTCCAAGTACGATTTTACCGACGGTTGCAGCAACCGATATATTAATAGGCACGGGTTCACCGGGTTATCAAAGCGCGGGTTTTGCACAATTCACGTCGGCGGGAATGGATGTTTCAGGCGGCAAGCCTTATAATTTGTTAAATACAAGCACCGGGGTACGAAATAGTTGGCAGTTTAGCAATGACAGTACAACCTATTTTTCATCTTCGCTTGGAGGTAGCCCATTTGGCCACTATGTGCGGGGCAAAAACCTGTTATACTACCGTCAATACTCTTTTTTTGGCGGCAACGAAAACAACGTAAGTAGTTTTAATTCAGAGATAAACGGGGTTAATGTTATAACGCCGGGCAGTACATTAACGGGTGTTGTGAACGGTGCAGTAAGCGAGGCTACGCGAAAAATAACACTAATTAATGAAAGCGCAAGTAACTCGTTAATCATATCTAATCAAAATACCGCATCTATTGCGGCAAACCGTTTCAGTATCGGATCGGACTACACGCTTGCGGCGGGCAAAATGATTTCATTTGTTTATGACAAAAGCATAAGCCGTTGGGTTTTTTATAAACCACAAGGGGACATTGCCCCCGACCAAGTGGTGTCGTTAACGGGGGCGGGCATTACGGCGGTGACCGGGACATACCCCAATTTTACAATAACGTCAACGGAAGTAGACGGCAGTGTAAGCAACGAGGGGGCCTTAACAGTTGGTGCCGGGTCTGGAACCACAAGTATTATTAATAGCAATACATCGGGCAGTACTGGCGTAACGCTTACGGCTGGCACCGGGTTAGATATATCGGAAAGCGGCAATGTAATTACGCTTTCTTCTTCACTTACGGGCCTGCCATCCGGCACTGACGGGCAAACCCTTCGCAATTCGTCCGGCACATGGATTTCAAACTCTTTTTTGCTTAATACAGGATCAAATATAGGCATAGGCCGCACACCGGGGAAAGTGCTTGATGTTCAGGGGCAAATTAGGGCAATAGGGTCGGGATCATTGTTTTCAAACAGCACTTCGCCCACATTGCTATTAGAAAACAGTTCTTCACCTAACGGCAAACAATGGTATATGCACTCTGACAATAGTGGATATTTTAATATTTCTGAATCTGCTTTGGGTGGGTCTGGTATAAATTTTTGGCGCATTGAACCCGTCAACGGGAACGCATCTTTTGGTGATGCGGGCTTTGTAAAAAAAGTGAATATTGAAGGCACAGCAAGGTTATTGGACTTGACAGGGGATACACCGACGCGGGGCGTTGGGGCTGATGCGGATGGCGATTTGTGCGAGATTATTTTTGGTACGGGGCTAACGCTTTCTGGGGACACCTTAAAGGCAACGGGCGGCGGAGGTGGTGACCCTTCCATTACAAATGAAGGTATATTAGGTGTTGGGGCCGGGTCTGGCACCTCATCCACACTTGTTTCTAATACATCAACTGCCAATGCCGTGACCATCAACGCGGCGGGTATTCTTGCGATTACAGAAAGCACGTCATCAAACGGCGGTTCGATCACGTTGACGGCAACGGAAGTGGACGGTAGCACAACAAACGAGTTGCAAACGGTGAACAATACATCGGACGCAACATCTCACACCGTCACGCTATCAAACACGGGCGGATCTATACAATTAGTCGAAGGGGCAAACGTGACGCTTACCACAACAGGCACCGCCTCTGATGCAATAGTGACCATCGCTGCGACGGGCGGGGGCGGTGGTAGCCCCGTTGTTATTACCCCGGCAAGCATCACAGCAACACAAAACGATTATTCACCAACGGGTTGGTCAACCGCAACCGTTGTCTTTTTGAGCAATGACGGCGTTGATATTTGGGGTATAACGGGTTTCTCAAGCAGCGGGCTTTCGTCCGGCCATACCAAAAGGCTTGTAAACACAAGCAAGACGCAAATTTATATTACACCAAATCATCCAAGCAGTTCGTCCGCAAACAGGGTGACGGGTTCGCGTGATTTTATTCTGGGTTATGGCAAAAGCGTTGATATTGTATTCAATGGCTCTACATGGTTTCTTCTGGGTGAATCGGCAAGCCCAACAGTATATTTAAGATGGAACCCTGGTTCTGTAACTACAGGCGATTGGGGAGATGTTGCATTCGCGGCCCTCAATTCAGGCACAATCACAAACATATCCGGGCCTGATGCGACAAGCCCATACTCGAACCTTGCAACTACCGCCGCTTCAACAACAGGCGGGGGGGTAATTTCGATGTCAAAAACAAATACGAAAATCGCAAGAATCAACACGGGACACCTGTTCATGGAGTCATCACTAAAAACACCAAGTTCGCTAAGTAACGCAACCGATTCTTATACGTGTGGGGTTGGGTTTGGCGCAATAACGGCAAGCTCATCATTAACAGCAAATAACTGTATAGCAATTCGCTACAATCACTCCCTGAACGCCGGGAACTGGACACTAACAACCGTAAACAGCGCAGGCACCACGACGGACGTTGATTTAGGCGTTGCGGTTGCGGCAGATACAAGGTATAATTTACGCATTGAGGTATCTGATGACGGGTTAGAGGTGAGGGCGTTCGTAAATGGCGAAATGAAAGGAATCTCCACCACAAACATGCCCGCAAATACGGCTGAATTTTTGGCCAAAACGCAAATTTTAAAGTCTGCCGGAACCGCTGACAGGCAATTGGGCATTATGTCTCTGGAGACAGGACTACACCTTAAATACTAAAACTATGAAATACATTTTTTTGCTTTTTACTTTTTGCTTTTTCGTGTTCACCGCAACCGCACAACGTGCGCGGGTAAAAGCCGTGCATGATGGAGACAGTTACAAACTTGAGTACCTGTCAGACAGTACAATAAAATGGGCGCGTATCATCGGCGTTGATTGCCCCGCCGTATATTCCCCTTACACGCCAAAAGCGCAGCCATACGGGCGGGCAATAGGGGACAGCGTACGGGCATTGATTCGTGACAGCCTTGTAACCGTTGTGAAAAAATATGGGCTTGACCCGTTCGATAACGACCTTGTAAAAATCTTTTACAAGGATAATGATTTGGCTGAATTGATCCTTTTCAACGGGTGGGGCTGGTATTACTATGATCGTAAACTGGACAAAGACACGCGCAAGCGGTACAAGAATTTGGCCGCTGATGCGAAGAAAGCAAAGCGCGGTCTATGGGCGGGGCGCGAACCTGACCCGAAAAAATACACGGCACCCATTCGCCCAACTGACTGGAAAAAGAAACACCCAAAAATAAGACTATGAGCGTGATACTATTTATTGTGGCTGCCCTGCTTATCATTGCACAGCAATGCAAAGCGGTTGCCGATGCGATAGCGCACGGCGGGGAACTAAACGACATGGGGCCATTTTGGTCGCAAAGCAGTTGGCGCAACAAATACAAAAATGGAGACCCGAAACAGGGAGAACGCTTTTGGGGTAGCACAACGGTATTTGTAATGTTCACCGATGCCTGGCACCTGTTTACATTCCTGTTCGATTGGAGCAAGAATGCCGCTGTAATTGTTTGCGTTTGGCGGCTTTCCGGTTTTTACGGGATGGCTCCATCAAAAGCCGTTATTGCTGTTATTTTTTCTTGTGTGTTTGCGCAAATACTGTTTGAGCAAACATACAAACGACTTAGAAAAAATTAAACCATCACTTTTTAAAAAAAATATTATGAGTACTAAAAATTTCGATTCTAAAAATCCAAACTTTGTTGCCCGTGTGTCAATCTTTGCGTTGTCTGTGCTGGCCCTTGTGGGCGTAAAATTTCCTGATGATCCCGGCGCAATTGCTGAACAACTTAGTAACACACTATCAGGGGGCGGTTACTTTGCCGTCGTGTCTGTTTTGGGTATTTCCGTCATTATGCCGCTCATCAACTTTGTGCGATCAAAGCCAAAATTGAGTTTCAAAGCCATTGCCGCAAATCTTTTCGGTTCGCCAAACTTTTGGGTGTACTTACTTACATTTGGGCTTGGTTTTGTGGTGCTGTTTGGGGTTGACATTATGCCAGAGCAAACATCCGAGGATGTTGTAGGTGCCGTGTATGCAAAGGACTGGACAAACCTGCTAATCATTTGTATTACGAACATTGTAGACCCTGTTATCCGATATTTTAGGGATAAGAGGGATCAAGCGGAAGGATAAATTTAGTCGGTTTAATCGGTGCGGCGGCGGGCGTTCATGGCCGTTTAGCCGCACTGTTTTTAATTTTAAAACATGCAAGCACAGGAATTTATAACAAAGTTTAACGAGGCTTTCAATGCCCGTTTGTCGCCGCGTCAATGCGCCTCAATAGACTTCCTATTTGCCGAAATGCAAAAGCAGGAAGTTACGGACAACCGGCAACGCGCCTATATCCTTGCAACCGTATTCCACGAGTGCAACTTTTTATCCATCCGAGAACGCCGGGCGCGTCCGACAACACCCGAACAAAAGCAAATTTGGACCTGGCAAAATAGGTATTGGCCATCAGGGTATTACGGACGCGGGTTTAGTCAATTGACTTGGAGGTTCAATTATGAAAAGTTTTCGCGGGTGGTCGGTGCCGACTTGGTTAAAAATCCAGATTTGGCCCTTCAGCCGGGCATAGGGGCTATCATTATCGTGTACGGTATGAAGCACGGCTCATTTACCGCCGGACGGCAAAGGCTTGAATCAACAAACAGGCTTTCAAAGTATTTCCCGATTGGTAGCGATGTTGCCCAATGGGAGCATGCGCGGAAAATAGTAAACGGCACATTCATGGCCGAAAAGGTTGCGGAACACGCAAAAAAAATATTTGCATTTATGGGTTAATACCTTTTATATTTGCATCTCAACTTTCATGAGATTATACGGGAAACGGCCCGGCCCAAATGAGGGCCGGGCTTTTTTTGTGGTTTAAAAAAAATAAATGAAAAATAAATTTTGGGTAGTGGTTTTGTAAAGTGTTGATTTGTAGTTGTTTATGATAGATTGAAAAAAATATTTTTATTTTTTTGAAAAATAAAGTGCAAAAAACTTGCACAATGTAAAAACCCGCTTTACCTTTGTATCATCAATAACGCAATAAAATAAAGCAACAATGACAGCAGTAGAATTAGTAATGGCAACAGCGACATTCAAGGCAGCAAATAACATGGCCCTTGTTTCCCCATCTGTAATTGGAATATTTGAAAACGCCATTAACATGAAAAAAGCGGGGTTTTCTTACTCGCAATGGGAAAGCCAAACAACTGGGGGCAAAAAGACAAAAGAAATCGTAAAAGAAATATTCGAATTTCTATCATAATATAAAAAACAATAAAATCACAATCATAATCACCCGGCAGCATCTAACGGTGCTGCCAAAACAACAATAACAATGACTATTCTACAAAAACAAATTATTGACATTGTAAAAAAAGCCGAGTTTTACGCTGACAGCGAGGCCGCCGAAGCCGCCGCATTTGATTTCAAAAAACAGGCTGATACTATTACAGATGCGGAATGCTGCGATGCAAACTTTAATTCAGGTAGTACCGATCTGGTAGTAATTGCTGAATGGGTTGTATCAGCACGAATAAAAGATCAGGTCAACATTAACCGCAAACTATTGCTAATATAAACAAAACAACAAAATGAATATTCGACAAGTAGGACAAACCGTTAAATTTAACGGTGCGGAATACAAGTTGAAGTAGACTACAAAATCATAAATCAATAATAACATGACACCAAAATCCGCAAAAATAACCATCTTTGCATATCCAGATGGGTACGCAAAAGTGCATGAAATACTGGCCTTTGCAGATGGCCAATTCAAGGATTTAATAGATTCAGCCTTTCCAGATATAGACTATGAAAAGTCCGTTAAGCAAGAAGTAAATGAAGCCGACTATTCCAATTGTGAGATTGAGTACAATTGGGTAAAAAAAGGAAGCCCGCTTTATACGTTTCTGACGCATGACGATTTTTCGCGAAAAATGGAGGTGATGAAGTGTTTTAAAAAAAACTATGAAGACCCATACCAGTATTCAGCAAAGTTTGCTGAATTAAATTTACCAAGGATATAATATGAATAAAAAACAGTTAGGCCAAGCCGCCTATGAGATCATAGCGGCTCAGGTCAAAGACGAATACAAGGGCAGCCTTACGCCGGAGGGGATGCCAAAGGAGTACCCGATCAGTTTACGGCAAATAAAATACATTAAAACAGGCTACTTCAAACCTGAAATTCTGGCTAAGGTCGGAATACAAGTCGAAGTAACCTACAAAATCAAACAACATGGATAACACACAAGAACAGTCCCAGAAATTATTTGTAGGGGCGAAAGTTTACCACGTCGGTAATTATGCCGTTATTGGGGTTTTTAAAATTGCAAGAACAACCGCAACACAAGCCATATCCGACACTATAGATGTGAAATTTAAGTTGGAAATAGATGCAAACGGACGGGTTAAAAGAATAGGTGCCGATCAGTGGAATATGGGGTCATACTACCTTGAAACCCCTGAATTAAAGCAAAAACTTTGGCGGCAAAACGCCATATCAAAATGCTCAAATGCGGACTTTTCAAAATTGACCAATGAGCAATTGCAAGCCATATTAAATATTATAAACGCATAACACAAACAAAAGCCCCACACCCCGCCCCGCCCAACAGCGGGGCTTTTTTATTACTCAAAAATAAATATGTTAATGATCGGGAAGAGTATTGCGCATTCGTATAATGCCCGTATATTTGTGTCCTCAAACAATAAATAACATGAAAGAGCAAAAAACATTAGCCGCTGATAAGGCCGTCGAATTTCAAACGGCGGCTTACCGCTTAGTTGGCCAGGAGCGGTATTATTTTACCGCCCATTTGGTTGAAAGTTCGACCATTGGCAACTTTGGCGAAGATGTGTATTTTATGGCGTTGGAAGTAGACGAAATGCAGCCCATTTGGATGGAAGCCTGTTTTGATTACGACGCTGCCAATTCACAAGGGCAAACCCTGCTTGCGCCAATGCGCGTTGACGAAACGCTAAAGGGTGTTGATTACCGCCTTTTGATCTCATTCCTCAATGACCAGATTTCAAAAGATCAATACGAAAAAATTGATTTTATGCCCGGCGATACGGGCTTTACACCATATTATTCACAATTGCTTGTTTCGATCCATGACCCGGAATTGCCTGGCGTTGTGGTGTGCGAGGCGGCGTAAAAAAAATGAAAAAAGTAAAATGAAAAAAGTAAAATTTAAAAAATACATTCCTAAGTCTTACGAAAACGGTAGACTAATTCAAGGAACCGGGAGATTAGAGGATGATTACACACAGGAAGGGCTATTCCATCAATGGGGTGTTTCTTATGAAGAGTTTGAAAGTGGCCCCGCAAATTTTACCATCGCGATAATTGAACTGCCTGATGGCTCCATTGTTGAAATAGAGCCAAATAGGATCAAGTTTCTTTAAAATAACACTTTGGGCGAGTACTGTGGGCCTTATTGATGCAAGCGTTGGAAGCGTAGCAAATGATGTAAGAACTACGGGAAAGCCCATTTTTTCACCAACTAAATTTTAAAAAAATGGCAAAACATTGAGCCAAACGCTTACGACAAAATATTAGAGCTATTTGTGTCGGATGATAAATTGCGCCCTAAAATGACGCAACCATGCAAACGAGGCGAGTTTGTTTTTGCCACTGATGCACGCGCAGTAATAAAAATGCCATGCGAAATTGCGGCATTAGATTATTCACGAGACCATGATTTTTATGACGTTGAACAGTTTTTTGATATTGAGCGAAATGTAACTCAGCCGATTGATTTTGAGCCAATCGAAAAATGGTTTGAAACCGTTCCGATGTATCCTGTTTATCAAAATTGTTCCAGATGTGATGGCGAGGGGACTGTTTATTGCTCTTGTTGCCAAAATGAATCAGAATGTCGCGACTGTGGAGGGACGGGCCGCGGCAAAAAGATAGGAGAGGTGCCTCGGTATTCTGACCGTTACGAAATTGACGGCGTTGGGTTTTCTTACAAAAACCTATACCGTTTGTTTTTGCTTTCAAAAAACGAAAACGCACCTGCAATATGGCGCGTTAAAAATCCATCGAAAATAAATATTTTTGAGGTTAAAAATATTGAAGTTGGATTAATGCCTATGCGCGGCTGATTTCTTTATTTTGCATTGTGTGAAAATCAATCACGCACCCCGCCCCGGCAATAACCGCTGGGGCTTTTTTATTTTACCCAGACAAAAGGGGTATTTGAAAATCGGTACATTCCCCCTGGCACCGCTTCCAATATCATTTTAATGCGGTCAATTCCCAACCGCATAACATTTCCAGATGTATTTTTTCGCGTCTGGTTTAGGTCGCGTTGTGCGTCGCTGACCATACGATACACTGCCCTTTGTTTCCCTGTTGTCTCAAGTATTGCCGCCCTCATTTGCGCGTAAAGGCGTGTTACTTCATTGCGCGACATTTCGCCTTTGTACCTCAAAAAATGCTCAAACGCCTCGGTTGGTGTCAGCATTTTTGCCGTCTGTTTTTGTTTTTTCATGGCGCAAAGGTAGGGGAATGTCGTAAACTGAAAAAAAATATGTTAATGGTGCAAAAAAATGTTGCTTGCTTAAATAATGTCCGTATATTTGTGCTATCAAACAATAAAGAAAATGTCAAACATCAAAAACAAAATGGCTTTTACTCTTGCGGCTGCGATCCGCAAAAATGAGCCAACGCATACACTGTCAACCGCCCTTACGCTTGCTTGGTCAATCGTAAAACAACAGGCGCAAACACTTGCGCTGTTGACGTTTCAGAAAAAGGAGGGCAAAATTGAAACACGCGTTGTTTCGTCCGATTGGGCGCAATACTACACGCTAAACGGCAAGGGCAAAGAAAAGCCCGCTAACCTGCACTTGTTTGCAGATATGGCAAAAGTGGCAACACAAAAACCTTGCATCATTTCAACGTATAACGTTCTTTCAATACTTGCCGCATGAACGATTCATACAACCTAAGCAACCCCGCACACCGCAACCTTGCCGCAAAAATGCGCAATACGGTATCGGACATTCGCTGGTATTTATTCCGTCTGCTAAAGGCAAACGGCTTTTGCGCCCGCCCCGACAACAGCATTGAAGTGCTTGAGGGTATTGATAAGGAGTTTTGGCCCGATCAATACAAAGACATTTATCACATATACGAAAAAGTGAAAAAATCAACACCCGAAACCGCCGACAGGCTATTTTATTCGACGTGGAGTTTTTTGCACGATTTCGACAAAATTTTATCGAATGTACAAATTTGAACGGAATCAGGACAAAATGAGGGATTGTGTTATCCGACAGCACAGCATCCCTCCTGACATTTACGAGTATGCCGTACTACGGCAACTTGAAATAAGCAAAACAAGAAAGCCAGGGATTGACGGCAAAAACTTGCCCACCCTTGCAGACATTTACGAAACCCTTACATTTGAAGGGTTAAGGGTTTTGCTTGATCCAAAATTTGAATGGGAATTTGAAGAAATTGGAAACCCTGAAGGCGGGGTTCAAGTTCGCATTAAGTTTTCACCAGAAACGGATGCAGAAATACGATCTTTTCAGAACGATATTGGCGCGGCTCATTGTACGCGCTTTCCCCTTGTTTCCGGCCCCGGATATAAGCGCAAGGTGTCAGAAATATCCTTAGTGTCAATCGCCGTTAATTGCATGCGCATTGCGATTGCAATAGCAAAGAAAAACGCCTATAAAAATGCCTTACTGTCCTTTTACAAGGACAAAGGGCTTGAAGAAAAAGACGCGAAAAAGGCGGCATTTGCTACAATAGTGCGCCACAAAAATGAAGGCATACCGCAAAAGAAAAAACAATAATTAAACACCGTATATAAAATGTCAAACATCGAAACAGGAATTGAGCAGTTAACCCCGCTATATGTTGCCCCTGAAATTGAGCAACGTATCAGCGCGATAACACAACAACGTATCTACCGCGTTGAAATAGGCGCGGGTAGGCACTACCGCAATGAAGGTGGCCAAACATTCAAAAGCATAACCACATTTTTGGATGAGGTTATGCCCGCAAACAGGTTTTTGCAGTCGTGGAGGGAATCGAAAATTGAGCAACTTGGAACGGTTGAAGCGGCAAAGGATTTTGTACAAGCAACCGCCGATTATGGCACCGCCCTACATATTGCCGTCGCTGACTTTTGCCGCAAAGGCGGCGTTAATTGGCTGGAGTTTTCCGATTGGGCTTTTGATTACCTTGCTAAATCGGTTGGGCTTTCAGGCCATTCCCTACACGCTGGCATTGAAGAACTGACACGCGACTTCGCTGCAATTATCCAGTTCCTACATGATTATGAGTGTACCGTTTTAGCCGTTGAAATCCCTGTTTTTTCTTCGCACGGGTTCGCAACACTGATAGACTTGGTGGTTGAAATGAACGAAAAAGCCTACACGGAAAAAACGCCGAAAGAAAACAGGAAGCGCATTGTTGCGGCGGGCAATTTGAAGTCAGGCAAAAAAGGCTTTTATGAAAGCCACATTTTCCAATTGTGCGGCGAGCGTATGGCCTTCAATGAAACATACGGCAAGGCATTGGGGTATAACATTACAGAGGTGTTTAACCTTGCCCCGACTGAATGGAAAAAGGAGCCTGGTTATAAGTACAAAAATCAAACCGCCGCGATAGACGAAACATCCATTGCCGCGCAATTTGATTTGTTCCTGAACACGGCAAAACTTCGCGGCGTACTTGGTACACCGTCCAAAAAATTCACTATCTTTGAAGGCGTGACGGCTTACGGGGCAAGCCCTGTGGATCAGATGCGAACCATTGAGTATGATGAGTTCGCGCAAATTAGGATCGAACAAGCAAACGCGCCTTTGTTTGACCTTACAAAACTGTAAAATGTATTTTTATCACTTTTTAAATTTTTAAAATGGAAAATGTAAACAGCGGCAATGCGCCGCAATTTGCAAACCCGACAGCAGCCGATATGCCAACATCAGGGCAGGAGTTTTTGCCTGTTGTTGAGTACGCAGCAATGAAAACCCCGGCACTTGCGGCGAAAGGGGTAGATGCGGCATATGTCAGCGAGGCCCGCCGCCTATTCAAAGCAGGGTTCAACTTTTGGGACAAAACGGCAAACGAAGGGTCGGGAGCGCGTGTAAACATTGAGGCGTTCACCTTTGTGGTTCTGGAGACGTATTCAGCCCTTAGCGGGTACGTTGAAAACGGAAGCGGACAAACAGGCTTGTCCTATTACACGAACCATGTAAAAGACAGTTCGACCGAGCCGTTTTCATTGTGGGTAAAAGGCCAAAAGCGGCCCGTTGCGACGGGTTATTATCGCGGCAAAAAATCCGAACACGACACCGTGAAGTTGTGCAAACTTCCAAACACGGATGAAAACCTTGCTTTTAACAGCAGGCCCGAAAATCATTTTGTGGTGCCAACGGGCGTTTCTTTTCACCAACATTTTGTGGTGTGGTGGCAACAAGCGGAGCGTGAACTCGACCTGAAACTTTCCACAATGATTAGCCGGGAAATCAAAAACGCCATATCCGAGGCGTATGCCCGCGCAAGCCAAAAGGTAAGCCCTGACCGCGTTAACCTTTTCAAGTTGGCCGAAAAATCCCTATGGATGTTCGTTTGCAAGGGGTTCAAAAAATGCACAAAGGACGGTGCGGCATGGTCAGGAACGGGCGAAATGTTTTTGCTCCCTATTTTTGAATGCGGGGTACTGCCTGAAATGATTGGTGACGTAACGAATCACATGTATACCCATTGCCGCGCACTCCAATCTGGCATAAGAGCCTCTTATGAGGCCGCGAAGGCTAAGCGGGCAACATACGCGCAAGCGGAAACGCAAAACGACGCGCAAGCCGCGCCGCCCCCACAACAACAGGAAAGCCGCGCCAATTTCCCCACGAATGAGCCGCAAGCGTTCCCAACAACAGCACAGGAAGCCCCACAAATTGGGGATGACCTGCCGTTCTAAAAATATTCTCAAACATTGTCAACCGTTCGGGATTTCCGAACGGTTGACACAATCACAAAAAAAATGAGCGACGCTATAAACTTAAAACAAGGGGACACGTTTTTTTGCATAGAAGACTTTGCAGTAACTTTCTATAAATATTTTTGTGTACACCCGGTTGTTGGCCCTAATTACCATATAATTTTTGACGCATTCAATGAACCTGTAAAAGTGTATGAGCAAGCACTTTTGGGAATGGTTAAAAACGGATTTGAAACTTATGATGAGGCAATGAAAGCATTGGCCGCAAAACACGAACATTGTGCAGCAAGCATAATGGCCTCAATCTCAAGATAAAAGCGAATATTGTTTGATTTGACCGCCCGAAACGTAGTAATATGGAGTAGGGCTTTTTTAAAATCAATTCACCACAAATTACATGAAAAAAGGCAAATATAGTGGCATGGGGTTTGTATCCCATGATGGTAAATTGACATTGCCCCGTGAGATAATCGAGGGGCTTGCTCAACTCGCAGGACAACGGGTTACGGTAACGATAGAAGATGAAACGGGCAAACGATCACCCAACCAAAACGCGTACTATTGGGCGGCAATAGTCACACCTATAACGGATGCTTTCAATGACTTAGGCGAACGCTTCACGACGGACATAGTACACGAAATTTTGAAGTACAAGTTTCTTCGCGTCTTTGTCCCTGACACTGCAACAGGTGAGGTAAAATTTGATTATGTCCGTTCAACATCCTCGCTCAAGGTTTTTGAATTTTCATTCTTTTGCGAGGACTGCATACGGTACGCAGCCGAAAATTTGGGGCTTTCAATCGATCCGCCAACGGACAAACGACAAGAATATGTGTTCCCGATATTTCAGGATCAGGCACAGGAAAGGCAAAAATACCTTGAAAAGATAGCCGGGTACTTGCAAGAAATATTCGACAAAGATCACGTAAAAAGATTTTTCAGGCAAAATCCTGATTGGAAAGATGATGCAGAAATAAAGGCTTTGTTTAGAAAGCGATTTGATGAACTTTAAAATTAAAACAAAAATGATGATATTGGTAACTCTATTTATCGCTGTCGTGGTTGGTTTCAGCCGCGAAATAAACCAGAATCTTAATCAATGATGGACTATGAAAAGTATCCAGGCGTAAGCGCGCAAACCATGTACGCGATTTACGACATGGCGAACGAGGCGCTTGAAACACCGTACGGAGAAAAGATATTGCAAGTCGCAAACACGGAATACCGTGCGGCATCGGGGCTGCTTTCTCACATCGGAGGCAAGCAGATACCCCGAACGTTCACGCGTGGCGAATCAAGACCGATCAAGAATGAACAAAACGGGCAAACAAGATGGGCAAAAAAAACGACATTAAATGTCGGTAAGTGTCTTGTTTCAATTTCTACAATAGATTAGATCAAAACACCTATCTTTGTGCTTTATTTGGGGTACGGCCCAAAAAGTTATTCGTTATTGTTTTTTGATGTTTGACATTTGGCTCACTGGGAATCAGTGAGCCATTTTTATTTTAAGAAAAATAAAATATGTTAATAATGGGAAAAGTGCTTGTTGATTTTAAAAATGATCGTATATTTGTAGCGTCAAATAATTAAACAATATGAAAATTACATACAACAACAACAGGTGGGAGGCAATATCATCTTTTTCTGAAAAAGACGAATTGAAGGCCGCTGGTTTTCGGTGGGACGCAAAACAAAAGCGATGGTTTACTATTGCGTCTGATATTGCCAGACTTTTTGAGCAATTTGCAGACGAAGCCGCAAAAAGCGAACTTGAAAAAGCCACCTCAATTATTGAGGCTTCAAAGTCGCAAATGGTCATTGACGGCGAAGCAATTCCAGCACCGGAAGGGAAGTCTTATTTCCCGTATCAGCAAGCGGGCATACACTTTTCGCTGAAACACGAAAACGTTTTCATTGGCGACGAAATGGGTTTGGGGAAGGAGCAGCCAACGAATACGCCTATACTAAGGCCGTATCATGGTTGGACAACGATGGGCGATTTAAAGCCGGGGGACTACGTTTATGGACTAAACGGAAAACCCACAAGAGTTAATGGCGTATTCCCGCAGGGTGTAAAAGAGGTTTGGCGCGTAACACTGAAGGATGGGTCATTTACGGAGTGCGGTGCAGATCACTTATGGACTTTTCGGGACAGTAACGCAAAAAGAACAAGCTGCGCAAGCGGTTCAGAGTATAGGACGCTGGAAACGCATAAAATGGCAAAGTTGAAAGGCGCAAAGCAACTACCACTTCAGTCGGCGGTTGGCGGAATATGGCAAGACGTGGAAATAGAGCCGTACGTTTTGGGTGCCTGCATAGGAGACGCGTACATGGGGACAAGCGTACACATTACGATAGGAGACAGAGACGTGGAAATAATGGATGAAATATCCAAATTTGAAACGGTTAAGTCTTCAAGGCGAAACAGCGAAAATTGTGAAACGTTCACACTGTCCGATCTTATTGGAAAGTTTAGGTCGCTTGGCCTTTGCGAAAAAGCGCGGGGCAAATTCATACCGGAAAACTATATGTTATTGTCTATCCAACAAAGAAAAAGGCTTTTGTATGGCCTAATGGATACGGACGGAAGTTGTAGGAATAACAGATCGAATTACAGTACTTTTTCTGAACAACTTGCCAAAGATGTGCAAAAACTCGTTTTTTCTCTTGGTGGTTCGGCTAAAATATGGAAATACGGGGAAGAGTATAGGGTAAACGTAAAAACGATGTTCAACCCGTTTTTTAAGTCTAAATTTAAGCGGGAAAGATGGCGCGTTCCGGCATTCGCCCAACAACCAAAACGAGCCATAGAGAGCATTGTAGCGACAGGAGTTTTTACAGAACAGGTTTGCATATCAGTAGACGCGCCGGACAACTTATACCTTACGTCGGAATACCTGATACCAACCCATAACACCGTGCAAGCGATTGGTGTCGTAAACGCTGAAAGCCCAAAAACGGTGCTGATCGTTTGCCCTTCATCCCTAAAGATCAATTGGCGCAAGGAGTTGGAGCGTTGGCTCGTAACGCCGTATCGAATCCACATTTTGCAAGGGAAAGATCAATTTCCAACATTGCCGGAAATCGTAATAATGAATTATGACATTCTCGCAAAGTTCCAGAAACAGATCAGAGAAGTTGAGTGGGATTTGCTGATTGCAGACGAAGCGCACTACATGAAAAACCCAAAAGCGCAACGCACTATTGCTTTGCTCGGGAAAGGCAAAGAGGTAACACCGCTAAAGGCAAAAAGGAAAATACTACTGACAGGGACGCCGATAACTAACCGCCCAATTGAAATTTTTCCGCTTGTATCTTACTTGTGGCCCAATGTTTTTAACAATTTGTTTCACTTCGCAAAGAGATATTGCGATGCAAAACAAGACGGCTACGGATGGGATTTTACAGGCGCATCAAATCTTGAGGAACTACAAAACCTGCTCCGCAGTAGCGGCATGATACGCCGCCTGAAAAATGACGTACTGAAAGAGTTGCCACCTAAAACGCGGCAAGTAGTTGTTTTGCCCTCGGATAGCGTCAAAGGATTGATAAAAAAAGAGGATGAGAAAACGCGCATGATGGAGGATGAAGTAAAGAGGCTACAAAAGGCAATGCGAGCAGCAAAGGCGCAAAAAGACGAAGGCGCATACCGTAACGCGGTGCAAAATCTTCGCCAGGCTTATAGTGTTGCATTCACAGAGATGGCGGCTATCAGAAAGGAGTTGGCAATCGAAAAAATACCTTTTGTGATCGAATACGTGGAGAGCATGATAGAGGATGGCGAAAAAGTTGTAGTCATGGCTCATCACCGTGAAGTAGTGGACAAGTTGCAAAACCATTTTGGGTTAAAGGCGGTGAAGTTGTACGGCGGTATGTCCGAGGTAGAAAAATCAAACAGCGTGGACAGGTTTCAGCAAGACCCCTCCTGCATGGTGTTCATAGGCTCAATTCACGCGGCGGGCGTGGGCATAACATTAACAGCAGCACAAAAGATGCTGTTTACTGAATTGGACTGGACCCCCGCAAACATGTTGCAAGCGGAGGACAGGATACACAGGATTGGTCAGCAGGGAAATGCGCTGATTCAGCAACTTGTGTTTGACGGCTCATTGGACGCAAAGATGGCTGATACTTTGGTGCGGAAAATGGCCATCATTGAAAAGGCCTTAGACAAAATGACCAACGAGGAAATTGATGAGCCGATAGAACTTTTTGAAGAAAAATAAACAAACAACAACGATGGGAAAATTTATATTAGGCGATTGTATGGATTTGGAAACGGGGCTGCCGTCGTATCCTGATAATTTCTTTGATTTGGCGATTTTAGACCCGCCGTATGGGATAGGTGAGGCAAACGCAAAAAGAATGCTCTCGCGACATCATAGCCAAGCAAAATATAGAGCCGGGGATTGGGACAAAGACAGCCCAAACGAAGACTACTTTAAAGAGGTTTTTCGGGTTTCTAAAAACCAAATTATTTGGGGAGCGAATCATTTTATTTCAAAAATCCCTTACGATTCTTCTTGTTGGATATGGTGGGACAAGGATAGGTTTGTAGATTTTGCAGATGGCGAGTTGGCTTGGACATCATTTAAAACAGCGGTAAGAAAGGCAAAATATACATGGGATGGATTTAGGAAGCAAACCCCTGAAATTAGAATACACCCCACACAAAAGCCCGTTGCCCTCTACCGCTGGCTACTTTAAAACTACGCCAAACCCGGACAGATGATTGTAGACACTCACGTAGGAAGTGAGTGTAGTTTAATCGCCTGCGAAAGCATGGGGTTTGATTACGTTGCATGGGAAATTGATGCTGGGTACTATGCCGACGCTAAAAACAGGATGAGCAAAGGGATTCAGGGGTATTATTGTAATTGCGACTAAAAAAAAGCAAATAAATATCGCTTAAAACAAAAAAAGCCCGTATATTTGCAAAGCCTTTAAAGGCTACCCGGAGTGGTGTCCGGTTTTTTAAAACAAAAGATTTTTTATTAAAATGCCCTTGATCGGGGCGGGCTTGGTGTTGTTGTTTGCACCAAATTGGCTAAACACCCTCTTGCCACCCACCCGATCAAGGGCATTTTGTTTTCAAATTTTAAGGTCTATGCAAGACGCAACATTTGTATTAAAGGAAATACTGAAAGGCGGCACGGTTTCATACCAGGCAATTTTTGCAAAGGCACTGAAAAACGTGCCAGCAGCCGTTTTTTTATCGCAGGCTTATTTCTGGCAAGAAAACGCATTGTACAAAAAGGCTGATGAACACCGTGAATTTGAGGGGCTTGAGTATTTCTCAAAAACGGCTGCTGACTGGTACGATGCAACGGGCTTGAGTGATGAGCAGCAAAAAACGGCACGGGAAAAGTTGATTAGTTTTGGCATATTGACAGAGGTCAAGGCGGGTATCCCGGCCCGTTTGTATTACCGGATCGAAATAGATGCCATTGTTTCCGTTGTTACCAGTTTCTTGAATACCCGGAACCAAGTTTCCGTGAAACCCGGAAACAGTACACCGGAAAACCCGGAAACAGTACACCGTGAAACCCGGAACCAAGTTTCCGTGAAACCCGGAAACAGTACACCGGAAAACCCGGAAACAGTACACCGTGAAACCCGGAAACAGTACACCGTGAAACCCGGAAACACTTATATAGAGAGTAATAGAGAGTATTTAGAGAGTAAAAATGAGAGTATAAAGAAAGGGGAGTTTTCTGATTTTGAAGAAATTGGTGAAAATCAGGATCAAACATTCAAAGAGAAAAAAAACTCTAAGTCTCGCACCGGCCCCCGCGCCGCCGCGTTTTCAGATGCCGACATAGCGCAACACCTGGAAAGCAAAGAACAACAATTCTTTGCGCAGGTGCTCTCAAATGGATCGTGGAACGACTATCTTGCACATCGCAAGGAAAAGGACAGGTTTACATACAAAAGCGCACAGAGCGCGGCACAAGCGGTTAAAATACTGCTTGAAGTAAGTAAAGGGAACGCGGACACGGCACTTGATGTTGTTAATCAAAGCAGGGGCATGGGGTGGTCTGGTATTTTCCCTTTAAAACAACCGACTAAAATACAACAAAATGTCCACACAATTGCAAACAGCCCCTCTTTTGCGGGGGCATTCACTTAGGATAAGGGAAAACGGGGCGGTATCGCTTATCGAAAGCGCAACCCCGGCGGCGGTTGACGTGATCGAAGCGATACGGCGCGACTTGGTGCTATGCAGGATTGACACCGAAAACGTGTCTTTGCCTGAAATCGTGTTCAAAATCCTGATGAAGGGAAGCCCCGTTGAACGCGTTGCCCTCGGTAATGTTCTGACGCCGGAAGCGGCGTTTGTATTTCCCGGCGCTTACCATACGATTGAGAAAGGCGTAATTACGATTGAGGCGGCAATACGCGACATTATCAAGCCCATGTTTTCGCTGCTTTGTGACCATTTCGGGGTGCCATTTTCTGGAAACCAAGACACGGTTGCCCTTACAATGCTGAACCAGTATGGTGGGCTTTCATTTGCTGACTTTTCGATCTGCTTTTCTCGCGTGATGCAAGGTCAGTACAAAAGGGAAACAGAACACGTTATGAGCCGGGGCATAAATTACGACTTTATGCAGTCGTGGCTTGAGCAATATTCACAAGATCGGGAAAGCGCAAGGATAAGTATACACGAAGCAACAAAACCCGACAACGTAGCGGCTAAGGCATCAAATTTTGACGTGCCAGATTTTATTCAGGAGTTCAAAAAAGAGCAAGATATTAAACGCTCGCTTGAGCGACAGGCAGATGAGGTTTTCGGGGCATGGCAAAAGGCTTTGTACGAAACGGCGGTATTAACACAAGGGATCAAAAAGGTAAGACACGATGAAAAGATTGTTGAGAACGGGGCGGTAAAGTACAACCAGGACGGCACTGCCGCAACAAAGGCCGTGACTGTTGAAACGCTGTGTGATGACAGCGAGGCAGAACGGTTTGACCATTTTCCGGTGCAAGTGTTTAGGCCAGGCGGCGCGGGTCGCGTTCTTAGAAGGTACATTTACGGGTTTGTGGCGTTTGGGAATAGCGACGAAACGGCTTTAGTTTACCAAAAATTGAAAGAGGGTATTCTCGAAAAGTATGCAGATGAAGAAGAAAAGGCAGAGCATTATTTTGAGGTTGAAGAAAAAATGATGATAAACGAAATTGCAGCGTTTTTGAAAAAATGCGATTCGCAAATGTTTATCAGGCAAGTTTTTCGGCAGATTTACCCCGATGTTACCGAGCATCAAATAGCCGCCTCAACAACGCAAACGGTGGATAAATACAAGGTGCAGTATTACGAATATCTGAAACACTGCATTGATCGAAACATCCCCCGGTTCACGTTTCCTGAATGGCTAATTTCGGAAACCCTGCCTTTTTACATTCAACAAGGATTTAGCAACCCAATTTCAAAAATTTTGAACCATGCTTAAATATCAGATCGAAGGAGTGCCTTTACCCCGGTGGCGCGTTGACGCAATGCTAAAAATCGGGCAAATCCTTACAGCCGAAAAAATAACACACGAATGGTTTGATTTTTATTTTAAGGCGACAGAACAACGGGAGGTAAGGTATGTTTGTGAGTGCCAAATTTTAGGAAGGGATCAGCCGATAAAGGTTTGGGCCGATTCGATTGAAAAGACGATTGAGGTTTTTGAAAGGGCAATAAAGGAGATTAAACAATGAAAGTATTAATTGCTTGCGAATATTCAGGTACGGTTCGAGATGCTTTCACATCGTTGGGGCATGATGCCACTTCGTGCGACCTGCTGCCGTCTGAAAAGCCTGGGAAGCACTATCAAGGAGACGTTTTCGGTTTGGGTATTGCCGAAGGTGGGGCATTAAACCACCAAAGTTAATTAAAAGTACAAAAGATGAATATAGATACAAAAGTTTATAGAAAGCACGAAAGCCCCACTTTTGGCAATACCTTGTTAGGTGCAGTGCCTTTAGTGTCGGAAGTGTATTTGATGGATAACATCGAATTGATGAAACATTACCCTGATAAATATTTCGATTTGGCTGTGGTTGACCCACCTTATGGGATTTCGATTGATAATAACAAGAAAGGTAATTTCGTGATGACAAAACACGAAAGCAAAGGGTGGGATAATAATAAACCACAAAAAGAATATTGGAATGAATTGTTTAGGGTTTCTAAAAAACAAATTGTTTGGGGTGGAAATTATTTTGAATTACCACTCAAAAAAGGGTGGATTTGTTGGGATAAGTGCAACCCATTAACTGGAAAATTTTCTGACTTTGAATTGGCTTGGACTTCTTTTCTTAATTGCGATAGACTATACAAACAGGAATGGATTGGTTTTGGAAGAAAATTTATTGAGAAAGACGGAAGTATTCATCCGACTCAGAAGCCTAAACGATTGTACGGGTGGATATTTAAAGAATTTGCAAAGGAAGGCGATAAAATACTTGATACTCATCTTGGTAGCGGTTCAAGTCGAATAAGTGCTAATAAAGCAAAATTACACTTTGTCGGTTGCGAAATTGACGAGGAATATTTTAACAAACAAAACAAAAGATATGAGGAATTTGTCAGTCAGGCTCGTTTATGGTAGGCGGTCTCTTGGCATTGCACCTAACGACATAATTTGCGAAGGCTGGGATTTGATGGTAGCACACCCACCCTGTACACATTTGGCGGTATCTGGTAGCCGATGGTTTCATCTGAAAGAAAAAGAGCAGGCAGAAGCGTTGGAATTTGTACGCCGATTGCTTGCCGCTCCGATTCCTTACATTGCTTTGGAAAATCCGGTTTCTGTAATTTCATCGAAAATAAGGAAGCCAAACCAGGTAATCCAGCCCTGGCAATTTGGACACGGTGAACAAAAAGCAACCTGCCTATGGCTGAAAGGGTTGCCACTACTTCGCCCGACCAACATTGTAGAGGGCAGGGAGCAACGAGTTTGGAAGATGCCCCCTGGCCCGAACCGATGGAAGGAAAGAAGCCGGGCTTTTCCGGGAATTGCCGAAGCAATGGCAGCGCAGTGGAGCGCACACATTGCTTCGGTTTTATTTAATTGTGTCTAACTGATGCGCCCACGACGGGCGCGACGCATAGCGAGGCTTTACGGGGGCGCGGCGTTATGCGGATTTTTCACCCCAGTAAATTTATAGAAACATGCAATGTTGGTGCGCCTATAACGGCTGGCAATACGTGTGGTGCTTAGGCTCTGGGTATTGGTTTGCGGATCAATGCTACGGGAATGATTTAGATGCCTGCTTTAAGGCAATTGATAAACATATTGAAAGTTTATCCAATAATCTCGCATAACTAATGCACTGCCGACGTGCCGCGCTTATTCGGTCTATGAAAGGCAGTGCGGGGTTAGCCGAATTTTTAACTTTAAATTTCAACACAAATGCAAAAAGAATTTGAGATTATCATCTACAAACTGCACGAGCTTCTTGCCGTTGAGAAGCTTGAATACCACAATAAAACATGGCTTTCCGGTAGTGAGGCAACCCGCTCAGAGCAAAAACAAGACGATTTAAAATACCTGATAAACCGATTAAATACGCTTGCGCTCGATGTCGCCAATCATCAGCCAATAGATAAAATTCCCATCGAAGAAACCAGCGGATGCGGAATGCAATCGCTCAAAATGCGGCAAGGGTAGGATTCTAATTTTGGCATAACGTCCGCTTTGCTGCCGTGCCTTTCGAGTTGAGCCTTTGCGGGTGGGCTTGAAAGGCATGGACAGCAAAGCATTGTTAGCCGCTTTTATACTTATTTTTGTGCATGGATAATCTTTTGAACAAAATACATTTTGCCGACTGCTTGGATGTTTTGCGGCAAATACCGGACGGGAGCGTGGATTTGATGCTTACCGACCCGCCGTACAACACGACCGCTTGCGAATGGGAATACGAAATTTCATTTGAGGCTTTGTGGGGCGAATGGAGGCGAGTTGTAAAGCCAAACGGTGCGTTTGTTTTTACGGCATCGCAGCCATTTACAACCGACCTAATAAACAGCAATAGAGCATATTTCAAATACGAACTTGTTTGGGACAAAGGGCGACCAAGTAATTTTATGCTTTCAAAGCACCAAGTTTTGAAGATGCACGAAAACATAATCGTCTTTTACAAAAACCAGCCGACGTTTAACCCGCAAAAAGTAAATAGGAATAAATGGGACAAACGATTAGGCAGCAACAAAAACACCAATGAAAAAGGCAAAATAATCCAAGTTACTGGGCAAAAAAGGGTTGTGCCGACTTCATCAGATGATGAAAAGTTAGACGGGAGCATTATTCGCATTTTACGAAAAGTAGAACCCGGACACCCGACCCAAAAGCCGACCGACCTTTTCCGCTACCTAATTCGCACCTATTCGAACCCCGGCGACGTGGTTTTCGACGGCTACGGGGGTTCTGGAACGACGGCGATTGCGGCGCAAATGGAAAACCGAAAGTTCATCGTTTGCGAAAACCACTTCCCGTATTTTGAAGCGAGTACGGCACGGCTTGCCAATTTGGTTGCTGCGCCTTATTTATTTACTGATTGCGGCTAACTGATGCTTCTGCGACTGCGCAAGGATTACGCAGCATGGAAGTTGAAGCAGGGTTATGCGGATTTTTTCACCTTTAAACAACTAACGATGCAAACAGCACAGCAACAACCAACACATTTTCACTCCTTTATTGTCAAGGGGGTTACAAACCTGAAAACCGACAAATCTGGATGGAAAGTGGTAGGCTTATGGGGTGACGAAGACAAGGCAGAGGGCAACCGTATCGGGCCAACATTTGAGGAAAACCAACTTGATGCCTGCGAAGCACTTGCCGACGAACTCGAAAATAAGTACGGACTTCCGGTTGAGATAGCAATAATTATCAGCCACTTTACAGGCGTGTCTGTCGGTTGCCGCGTTGAAACAAAAGACGGGATTGGGACGGTAGAGGAAGTCAGGGCGGGCGTTTTCCCATTTTTGGTTCGCCTTGAAAATGGCGGGTCAGCATGGCAAGACCGGACGCATATCATTTCAATTCTCGCATAACTCAAAGCCCAACGCAGCCGCGCATAGCCCGTGTGCGGTGGGCGACAGTTATACGCACACAAAACTCAACCGTTCGATATTCCCGAACGGTTGACAAAACACAAAAGAGCATACCCATGTAAAGGCGGGGTTTGGGGCTTGCGTTGCAAAAGAGCAGCGCGGCCCCATTTTTTTGAACATAGCAATGGGACACTTTTTATTAAACACATTCCTTTGTGGCCCAATTTTTAGGTAAATATTTGTATTTTTATAAATCAAAACATTATAGTGCTATGTTCGACCATAATACCATCTCAATTATTATTTCCGGTATTGTTTCCTTCGCCCTCGGTGGTGGCATGGTGGCATACCTGAAATTCTTTCAGGAGAAAAAAACGAGCGATATGTCATTCATAGAAAAAGACCGCGAAGAAATGAAGCAGGAAATAGAGGCGTTGAAGCAGCAAATATCCGCGCTCAATGCACAGATCATTCCTATGTCGTTCCCGGTGTGGGTAAAAAATCACACAGGGGTATACTTGTTCGTTAACCACTCTTGGGAAATACAGATCGGCGCACCGATCAGGAAGTTTCAGGCTGACGTGATCGGGAAAACAGACGCACAGGTCTTTGCCGACTACCCTGAATTTGCAAAGACAATGCAGGCAATACACAGGGAGGCGGAAAAGTCTGGCGGGCTGGCAATCCGTGAAAAGGTAGTATTCCCTAACGGAATAGGTATCAAAAACGTCATTAAGGAAATCGCGGTAAAAGAATCAGAAAACGTTATGGTTTTTCGCGGGTATGCAATCCCGGCGGCACGGGCGGTTTAATTTTCAAAAAACGGGATATTTTTGTATATTTGTGCCGTTAAATCATCATAAAAATGAAATTGATTGCACACGCATACCTTGCAAAGTCCGCAATAGAAAGCGAGGCCCCGCGTATGTGCCGCCTCGCGTGGGTGGTCTTGGACAAAGAAAACAAACCCGTGCGCGGCTTTGATATGCTGATTGAGCCGGACGGGTGGAACATTACAGAGGGCGGCGCAACAATAGAGGGAGGCGCAACCTTTACAAAACTTTACGCCATCGGAACACCCGCTACTTTTGTGCTGACAAAATTTGTTTACGATTACGAACAGGCAACCGATATTTACTGCGTTAATTGTGATGCGTTTGTGTCTATACTTATCGAAGAAGCAAAGCGTTACCAGATCGGCGCAAAGAAAAGGCCGGACACTAAACATTCCTTAGGTGAAGAAAAAATGCCTGACCTTAACGGCGGTATAATGCCTTTGGTTAAGGCGTTTGGCTTTGCTGACAAAGCGCAATAAAAAATTAGACATGGAAAAAAATATAAAACAGGTTGATGTTTCAGAATTGAAGTTCGACCAATTCAATGCAAATTTAGGCACTAATGATGGCGGTATAGTCTTAAAAAAAAGTATTGAAACGCTTGGGTTTGGCCGTTCGGTACTTGTAGACAAAAATAATAATCTTATTGCAGGAAACAAAACAACCCAACAAGCAATAAGCCAAGGGGCGTTAAAGGCACTTGTTATCGAAAGCGATGGCACTGAATTAATAGTCGTAAAACGAACCGATTTGGACATAAACGAATCAAAGGGCCGTGCAATGGCGTTGGCCGATAACAAAATATCGGAAATAAATTTAAACTGGAATCCAGACACACTTAGCATACATTTTGATGCGGCAATGGATATACAAATACCTGAAATCATTTTTCAGGTGCCAGACTTTTCCGATAATATAGAGCCGCAGCAAAAAGACTACTCCGATAATATAGAGAAAATGTACAAATTAGAAATAACGTTTTCCGACGAAGCAGAGCAAGAGGCCGGATATGTATCATTAACAGAGGCTGGATATAACTGTAAAATACTTACACTGTAATGAATTTTAACATAACAAGAAAATCGGACTTTGCGAGAACGTTTAGAAACGCATCCGTAATTGGTAAGTTTGATTTACCCGAATCATCAACAACCGAAAACTTTGTTGGCGAGATAACACTACCTGAAACGTGGAGCATAGGCGTTATTTTTGGAAATTCAGGGACAGGCAAAACAACTATTGCAAAAGAACTTTTCCCGGATTCATATTTTCATGCCCCAATATTTGACCCTTTAAAATCCACGATGGATTGCATGCCTGACGGCGTTTCTGTTGACGAAATAGTAAACGCTTTTAACTCTGTCGGGTTTTCTTCGCCTCCGTCATGGCTAAAACCCTACAATGTGTTATCAAACGGTCAAAAGATGCGGGTAGATTTGGCTTACTCCTTGCTACAAAAAAAACAACAACTTACCGTTTTTGATGAATTTACGTCTGTAGTGGATCGAACGGTAGCACGGATTGGATCATTTGCCGTTCAAAAGGCAGTAAGAAAAACGCAAAAGCGGTTTATTGCAGTAAGTTGTCATTTTGATATTATAGATTGGCTTATGCCTGATTGGGTATTTGATACCAATAATATGATGTTTCAATTGTGTGAAAAAAAAAACGGCCTGAAATTAAAATCGAAATATTCAAGGTATTTGATAAATCAGTTTGGAACGTGTTTGCTAAGCACCACTATTTAAGTCACAGTTTCAATAAGTCTGCCGAAGCGTTTTTGCTTTACGCAAATGGCGAATTAGCGGGCTTTACATCTGCAATTCATTTTGTGCATCCGTATGTAAAGAACACAAAGCAAGAACATAGAACGGTAGTGCTGCCAGATTTTCAGGGTATCGGCCTTGGTGTGTATCTTCGCAACTTTATTGCAGAATACTACAAAAAAAATGGATTTTCTTTCATTACGACAACATCTAACCCGGCATTGGTTCACGCTATGAAAAAAGATAAAAATTGGAATTGCACTCGATTTGGTCGCACGTCTCAATTAGGGAAATCTTCTGGCAAAACAGGATTAAAAGGAAGCATATCGGGTGGATCGAGAGTGACCACATCATGGAAGTATGTTGGATAAAAAAGCGCATTAATCCACTATCAAAACAGTGAAAAAACAGTGAACATGGAAAATGAGCAAGAAAATAGCAGAGCAGAAATCATACCCGGAGGTCGCGGGGGGTTTCTACGACCTTTTAAGCCGGGGCAGTCCGGCAACCCAAATGGCGTAAAAAAAGGTACAAAGCACTTTAGTACTATAATCAAAAAGGTATTAGACGAGGAGACAACTGTAAGTATAAACGGGAAACCTTTTTTGATGACACGCCAGGAGGCCATTGTTTATAACCTAATCAACATGGCCCTAAACAGCCCAAACGACGCGATAAAACTTCGCGCCATCATGGAACTGATTGACAGGATAGACGGAAAGCCCGTGCCTGTGCTGCCTGACAATCAAGGCGATCAGCAAAGCGACGCTATTGTTTTCTACATCCCAAACGAGCATTCACGGCTAAAATAATTAAACCCGGTTTAGGTTGTTTTAAAAAAGCCCTTGTATTGAAAAATGCAGGGGCTTTTTCGTGATTGTTAATAAATTGTTAATAAAGCACAAAGGTATTGACAGTAACCAAAAATGCGTTACCTTTGTACTATCAATAACGCAGTAAAATAATAACAACATG